AGTCCACCAATCAGGATCTTTCTGCATTTTCCAGTTAGGAACATCAAGACCACGCTCAAAATACCACTGCCAGATTGCCTGCTCAATTATTTCTTTTGTTTCAATAATCTTCGCCTTCCTCATCAGAGTCTCCATATGGGTCTTCCACATAAGGTCCGTGTGGTCGTTTGGCGTCATCTCTGACATACTTCTGCTCCATATTAACAGTAGCAATCCATACTGAGAGTTTCATCACTAACCATATCGTAAAAAGGGGTAAAAAACAGAGTGATAAAATTATAACATTTTTCATACAAATACATGCGATATTGCATTAAAACTAACAACTATTCGGTTATCCATACTATTATCAAAGGAACCATGTTTCAACCAACCAGGAAATAGTATTAGGTCACAATTCTTTGGTTGTATCCAAAAAGTTTCATAGTTGTACCAGTTTCTCTCCAAGTAGAACTGGTTTGAAATATATGGGTTTGGTGTTGAGAAGTTTAGTTTTCCCCCCTCTTCAGTTATATTTAAGTACAAAGCACCAGAAACTTCAGCATTTGGATGCGTATGATACTTCAATACACTATTAGAGTTCTGTATATTTGCCCAGGTATTAAAAATCTTAAGAGGTGGCAAACCAAATATCTTACCATACTCATTTACAGACTGCTCTAAACGGTTCAGTAACTGTTTACCTAAGTCCTTATTGATTTCTTTCTTGTAGTAGTGTGTAGAAGAAGCGTCACCAGACAGTGCTGAATGTTGATGATACTTTGCATTTTTTAGTTTGTCACACAATCTTACCCTTTCTTCATCATTGATGAAGTTTGAAATATGTGATACTGGAACAGGAAATGCTTCTATCAGTTTCTTGTCTTCGTCATTCATTCTTCAATCTCCCAGCATTTTTGGAACTTATCTCTCAACTCATTGATTTTAACATTATGTTGAAACTCCATAATGTGATCTTTTATTTCCTTCTCCTCATCAGTAAAGTCCATACGATATTTAAGTTTAGTATCAACAAGACGCACCATTTCCATATAGAACTCAGTGCCTTTGTGAATAAACTCTTCGTAGGTCATTCAAACAAACCGTTATCTTTCATATACTGAAGTGTTTCTTTCATACCACCAACATGCTTAAACCCAATATTAATTTGAGGGTATTCAGCATCAGAACCAAACTCTGCTTCAAATCCTCTTTGAGTGAAGTGTTGGTTCAACTTATATTCAAGAAACTCACCACCAAGTGCTCTTAAGAGCATACCAATACGCTCACACTCTTGACTTCCGTTAGAATAAATTACTGCTGTTTCAGTCACGCTGCCTCCAATCAGTTTCGTCATCGTCTCTCTTAAACCAGTCAAGAAGATCGTCTGGACTATCAAAACCACGACGACCAAATCGCTCATGTCCTAAACCACCAATATCAAGTTGGTTCATAAAGTCATCCATATCGTCCATATCAGGATTCTCTGCTCTTCTTCTTGCCTGACGAAGTATTGTTGCAGCAGAACGATTAGACTTAGCAAGTTTTTCTGCCCAAATCATATCTTCCAAACTCACTTCTTCGTGTAGAACAATCTTCTCACAAATTGCTTCAAGACGAAGACGATATTGCGTAGAGAGCATACTTTACTCCTGGTATGGTCTATTTATTTTCATCAAAGTATTACGGGGATTGTGCGTAATCCACCACCACTGACGCTGAATGTATGCTTTTGCTAACCTATACACATAATAAAAAGCAGCGGCAACGCTCTCATCAGTTACGATGAAATACGCAGCCACTGCGAAAACAAACAGTAGAAATAGTTGATAGTTCATGTACTAAACTCCTCACCTCTACGGGAGTTTAGATACTCAAGAACTTCTTGTCTCCATTCAAGTAACTCATTGTAACACTTTTGGTTGTGAGCACACTGTCTCAACTCATGGTCTGGTTTCAATACACTTTCAATAAACAATCCAAGAGCATCCTTGCGTTTTTGTTCTTTGTTCATGAGTTGCTTTCAGTTATAGTATTTAAACTACTTCTTCTTGGACTTTTTGATTTCCTTAAGAATGTAGCTCTTGGCGGCAGTATAGTTTCGTGCTTCATGAACAACAGAACCATTGTTAATGATAGCAAAACCTTTAGAACCAATGATGGGAACCGCTGCCCACATTCCATCATTGGTTACATAACCTTCAGGATCTCCTGTCTTTGGGTCAAGAATACCAGGACGATCGATGAAAGGTTTTTGAAATTTACCCATTAGAATACAGCGGTAACGCCAATAACTTTAGCATTAGGATTACGGGCAAGTGCTACCTTTCGTGCTTCTTGATAGTCACGACAGATTACTTCCTCATAGAAGACTTGACCAGCAACAAAGAGTTGAACTCGGCACTTCATGGTAGTTTCCTTTCGGTGTTGGTATTATAGCAGAAAAGTCAGCGACGCACAACAGATACAGCAGGCAAACCCTGTTGGAAAACGGTGTCTACGACCGCTTGGACGCTCTTGGCGGTGCTGATGCCCACCTTATCGTAGACAGGCACACAGACGAGTCCAAAGGTCTTCTGAGCGCCTCCAAGACGGATCACACGCCCGATAGACTGAGAGATTCCAATGTAGTCCATGTTACGCATAAACAGGACTGCCTCAAGTCCAGAGACATTGATACCTTCAGACAGAATAGAGTGGTGAAGAACCACAAACTTCTTGGAAGGATCTTTGCCCCAAGCATTCAGGGTATCAAAGAATACTTCACGGTTGACTTTCTGACCGTCAATAACACCACCAGTCTTAGCAGTGATATACATGCAGGAATAACCACGCTCAGTCAACTCCTTACGGAAGTCAGACTCACTCAGCAGTTTGATAATCTGTTTGGTAGAACGAGCACAGATCAGAATCTTACCCAGATCATTGTCGTCAATAGTATCCAGAAGATTCTGAGAGTCACGGTCAGCAATCATCTGTTTGTCCTGAACCATCTCAAGTTGCTTCACAACAACCTTAGGAGGAAGAATGTAACCTTCCTCAACCAACTTAGGAGCAGGAACATTACAGATGACTTTACCGTAGACTTCTACATCATTCATCCCAGGCTTGGAAACAGTAAGAGAATGCTTAGGAGTAGCAGTGAAGAAATAGCAGCGGTTAGCAGTAGAAGAGAAGTGCTCCGTAGCAGGGAAAAAGTTACGTTGGACGGAATTGTGCGCTTCATCAAAGTAAATGCAGTCAACGTTGATGTCCGCCTCTTGAAGACGGGGCAGAGAGTGATAGGTAGTGAAGATCAGTTGCTTGCGATATGCTTGCTTAGACCAGTTGTGAATAATAGCAGGGCGAGTGCTGCTGAAGTGATGAGTCTCACCACTATGAACGTGCATCACAGCAACATCAGTGTGAAATTCAAGAAACTCAGCAGAGAGTTGCTCGGCAAGCAGGATACGAGGAGCAACTACAACAATGACTCCAGCATCATAAGCATTCAGATAATCAAGAGAATCCTTGATCATGCACATAGTCTTACCACCGCCCGTAGGAACGATGATTTGACCCTTCTCAAACGCCAGCATAGCGTCAGTAGCATCCTGCTGGTGGGGACGGAGTTGCATCACTTCCTCATCGACGATAGACTTATTATAGCACGGAGGGGACTCTACCGATGAACCCTGTGCCAGTTTCATAACTGTCCCTTTAAGAGCTCATACTCTCATCTTCAACCGGGACAAAGGTAGTCTACAGGGTTTTTATGAGTTCGTCAAGTGTTTTCTTTCCAGTCACTAATATGACTCAACTCATGCTTAGTTTCCTCATCAAAACTATCAACAATAGTTTCATATTCATCCTCTGCCCATTTTCTATCTGATTCTTCCCATTTACCTAAGGGACAAGAAGCAGCAGAGAACTTTACTTTAGCAGCAAGAAAGCAACCACATTCTTTACATCTGTGTTGAATATCATCATAGGCAGGACAAGCCCTACAGGTGTTTATTCTTGCTCTCTGGATACCTTCAGACACGGCAACAGATGCTGTACCTTCAGCAAATGCTTTTCTTGCTATCTGTAGAGCAAAAGAAGCTAAGTTCTTACCTTGTTGTGATAAAGAAGGATACTCGTTTTCCATTACAAACCATCATCTAGTTTATGTATCTTACTTCAGACCAAGGTATGCAGAGTCAACTCCATTAGCAGTATCAATAGTATATCCAGAACCTGCTACTGCTCTACCTGCCGTTCCTCCTAATGTACCTGAAGCACCTGCCAATCCATTTGTGCGGTTTCCGTTAACACCAGTATTTCCAGTATCACCATTTTCACCATTTTGTCCCCAAGTTCCACCATCTCCACCATCTCCACCTTTTCCACCAGCTCCTGCATTAGTTCCACCAGCAGAACCACCTACACCAGTTCCACCAAATGTTCTGGACTGTAGGTAACCTTGACCCAATCCGCCATCTGCGCCATCACCGCCAGCACCACCGTCTGTATTAACAGTATAAGATACTGTTCTATCATAGAAACAGCAGAAACATTCTCCAGGGGTTCCTAATGCTCCACCACAGCAGTTATCTCCATTACCTTGTCTGCCGCTACAATACTGTCCACCGGGGCAACCACAATTACCAGGACCACCTCTACTATATCCAGTTCCTACTCGTTCTGTATAACTGACAGTATATTGACCTCCACCACCTGTTCCACCATCTCCACCACCTCCGCCGCCACCGCCGCCGCCGTAGACTTGTGCAGAGGCACCAGAAGTCCTTACAGTAACTGTTCCGGTACTATTTGTGTTGATATAGAGAGCATCACCACCATCTCCACCATTTATCGTTTCTGTTCCTGCAGATCCTCCATCACCAAGTATTACTCCAGTGATAAGAAGTAATACATTATAAACGGCAGTAGCATTTAGACTTGCTGCTGGTGTTGATGTAGTTGTTGACCCACTGGTTCCAGATAAATAAACTCTTTTTTCAATATTATATTGTAAGTTTGAATTCCAGAGTGAGGATGCTGCAATATTTAAGTTTAAATCTGTGTCAGATCCTTGTGTTAAATCATAATATTTTATAGAATTTCTAAACTGGGATAATTTTAAGTTACTTGATGTTGATATTCCACCACTCAAGGGTCCAGAAGTTCTATTTTCAGTACAATCTGGAACTATTGGTTCTGCTGTATTAACATTCGTATTTCTTCTAAGTTCAGATGCTTTTATGTTTCCTGATGATGTCCTCTTAAAGTTAGTTCTTAGGGAACTAAAAGATATAGATCCAGAAGCATAAAAAGGACCTGTTTCACTTGTTGTCGTTCTTGTTAAAGACATTAGAATAATCGAAGTGAAGTTGAACCAACACCTGGTACAGTAAATATAACTCTGCTTGGTGATGTTCCATAGGTTATCTGAACAAACTCAGTTCCAACACCACTACTAATAAATCCACTAGTAGAACGAACTGAGAATGATGTAACATATCCACTAGCAACGTTCATTCCATCCGTCAATGTTAATGTATTTGCACGAATACCATTATTTACAGTTAAACCAGTATCTTGGAATCCAGAGTCAGTTCCAACACCAACATTAGTTCCTAATCCAACAAAACTAGAACCATTAAAGTTTGCACTTCCAGTTACCTTCAGTGTACTGATAGTACTAACTCCAGAAGTGGTGTAGATGTTTGATGTTATAATAGGATCTAGATTTAAAGTTCCACTAATAGAACCAGCAACAGTTAAGTTACCACCAAACCAGGCATTGCCCGTAACTGTTGATGTACCAACAACATGTAACTTATGGGTTGGAATCGTCTGGTTAATACCAAGATTACCATCCCATGTTAGGGTCATTCTTTCGGAGTTAGTCTGACCATAAATCCACTTAAAGTTTCCAGTGCTACCAGCACCAGTACCATTGTGGAGTACAGTTCTAATATCTCCGGTATCATTGTTGATTAACTCTAGAGTCTTGCTTAAGTTACCAAATCTTAAAATAGCATTGCTGTTCCCAATACCTATAGACTGACCAATACTAATTCTAGATTGACTATCAGTAGAGATAACCTCAAGTAATGTAGCATTTGACTTTCTAATTTGGAAGTCTGATGTTGGTTCTGCTGTTCCTACTCCAATTCTTCCAGAGTCTAGTGCTGCAAAAGAAGTTCCACCAGTTCCAACGTGCAATAGTTTGGTAACAGTAGTGATACCAGATGGTGTTGCTGTAACTTCAATAGAATCTACTACAAGTTTAGATGCAGTTACTACTCCAACAGTAATATTTGGAGTTCCAATTAGTCCTCTTGCGGTTGTAGCAATACCAACGACATTTCCAGTTAAATCGCCAACAAATGTTGTTGCAGTAACGATACCACTATCAACAGTAACTGTACCTACTTTTAGTGATGTGAATGTTGAAACTCCAGTAGAATAAACATCACCAACTAAACCACCTCTGAAAGTCCCATAGAAGTCAGATGCTGTTATGATACCAGTTGCCTTAATACTTCCAGTTGAGTTAATACCAATACCATTTTGCGTATTTGGATTACCTCCAATTTGAAATACATATCTTGGATCTGTTGTTGCTACGCCAACATTTCCAGCAGCGTAAATGCTAGTAAATCCTAAACCAACATCAACATCAACCCACTGTGACGTTGGAAGGTTACTTAGAGTTGAACCATCACCATAAAATGAAACTACACCAGATACTGCCGTAACAATACCGCTAGAACTGATTGATAGGTTACCAATAGAAGCGGAGGTTAAAGTTGTAACACCACTTACATTTAATGTTTTACTATGAAGTTGGTCTGCTGTTGCTAGTCCAACAACTTTGGCAGTTCCTCTTACGTCCAAAACTTCAGTTGGAATCGTGGTGCCGATTCCAACCAAACCGTTTGAATTTACAACTAAGTTATCATAATCAACCTGGACGCCATTACGAAAATTAAACGACTTTCTATAATCTGCCATCTTAGACGGTTTTTAAGTTATTTATGATTCTGGTCGTCAACCTTTCTAGAAAGTTCTTTAATAGCCTCAACCAGTAGAGGAACAATCTTATGGTAGTCAACCGCAAGGTAACCATTATCTCTAGTTGTGACTGCCTCTGGTAGAATCTTCTCAATTTCTTGAGCGATAAGACCAACATCATGACCAGTCTTGTTGGACTTTTCATTCCAATCAAATGTGTTACCACTGATTGATAGAACCTTTTCTAGTGGATTATCAATTCTAGTGATGTTATCCTTCAATCTTTCGTCAGAAGACCAGAAAGCAGTAATATCATCAGTTACGCTCAAGATACCAGTGATTGTTGTATTAGTTTGGATTGCAACAAGAGTGCTTCCACCATTTGCATTGAGTTTTAGATTTCCAGACTGAGTATCAATAGTATTGTCATCAGTAACGGCAATTTTAATGTTACCAAAACTACCAGCGGAAGAAACTAGAGTAGATGAAGAATCAATAACTAGATTTCCACTTACGGTTAGGTTTCCAGTTACATTAGCATTTCCACCAACATTCAAGTTCTTCGCAATACCAACACCACCACTAACTGTGACTGCACCAGTACTGAAATCAGTTGACTGTGTAGTATCAGTTACTTTTAGTGGTGCAGAAATAGTAGTTGTATCATTAATTTTAACTTCTTTGTTGAACTTAACTGGACCATCAAACTGAGACAGAACAGTACCAGAGTTTCCACCTTCAACTAGAAGTCTTTGCTTAACAATAACTTCATCAAATACAACACTCAAACTAGAAGGATCTTCACCAGTTATTGTTGGTACTGGAATATCAAATACTTCTTCTTGACCAGTAGCAGAGTTAATCTTCTTATTACCAATGAAGAAGTCGCCAACGCTGTTCATACCAGTATAAACAACGATACCGCAGTTCTTCTCTTGTGCTTGTGCGAGGTAGTCTTCCTTATCACTCAGACTCTTGACCTGAACTTGTGGAAGTGCAGTTGAATAGTTACCTGGACCATAACCAAGATATTCAAATGTATGTCCAGAAGCACGTAAGTATGAAGGTCTACGGAACTCAATAGCCTTAGGTGTGATCTTCTTAATAAGAGCACCACCAGAATGGTTTTGCTTCAGAGTTCCTAAAGCACCACGAATAACACTGACTTCATTGTTACCAGAACCAGCAAGAGTGCTGGTTACAACTCTCATAATCTCATCATCAACTTGGATATATGAACCAAGTTCAAATCTATTGGTAGTTGAAATACCAGAGTTTGTAGTTTTAATATGAAGTGTAGTCTGATTGGAGATATTAGACTGAAGAATAGCAGTCTCGTTTCCGTAGAAGAAGAATCCTCTTGCTCCAAGATTCTCACCATCAACATCAGAGGTCTTATCATTGGAAGATAGACCATGCTTCAACAGATACTTAGGAGAAGTAAGTGATGCACTCGTCTTAGCACTAACTGTTGTGGTTGTGATACCAGTAACTAGATAGTCGCCTAAGTTTTGATCTGTAGAGTTCTTAACGGTGAGTCTATTACCAACCACAAAACCATGAGGTTCAGACATTGTAAAGGTGGTAATACCAGTTGCTGAAGTAAATGCTGAAGAAGAAACAGTTAGTTCAGGTGCAATGTTCAGTAGATATTGCCCTTGAACAATTCTTGGATCCTTATCAGTAATAGCAATAGCAACTTGATTTTTAGCAGGAACACCAGTAATACGATAGTATCCACCAGCAGTTGTTCCAATACCTGTGATTTGAACGGTATTACCAATAACTGTTGAAATACCAGCAGTTGTTACAGTTAAACCAGCGCCTACTCCACCACCAATTCTTCCAGTATCAAAGTCTAGTTCTTCGCCATTTGTATAACCAGAACCACCAACAGTAATATCTACAGAGGATACAGCATTACCAGCAACTGTTACAGTGGCGGTAGCGCCATCCCAAGTTGATGTTCCATTATTAAAGAGTTTTACATTATAGTAAGTTCCATTGGTATATCCACTACCACCAGTAAAGGAACTATAAGTTACAATTCCATTAAAACCATGCTCTCTAGCGAATGTTAAAGTTGCAACTCCAACAGTTGCACTTGGGAATGAAGTTGTAACTCCAGTGATAGGAAGACCAATACCAAGAGCTGGGAGTAAAATATCAACAGTTTCTCTTGTAAGACTCTTCTTAAGATCATCAGTTACAACATCGCCAATAGGAGATCTCTTAGCGTATGTTTTACTTGAGTTTGGATTATCACTGATATTATCTCTATCCAACTGTGGATATAGATCTTTAACATTTTGACTATAGGAATGTCCAGTGAATTCAGTTTCAACAGTATTACCAGCATTTAACACATACAAGTGATAAACACCATCTTGAACATCCTTAATATATGGAGAGATGACCTCGTTTCTATAAACATAGAAGTTCTCATTCCAATCATTTCTTTCTAATCTTGGAAGAGCAGTTGTTCTACTGCTTGTATCATTTGTAAATGAACCAGTAGAATGAGTTATACCATAAACATCTGCTGTTGAGTGAGTAAATGTCTTATCATCAACTACAGAAGCAACAGTAAATACTCCATTATATCCCTTATTAACAGTTCCAGCAGTGTTTCCAGTGCTGGTTACATTTCTGATGATAATCTTCTCACCAACTCTTACATTATGTGGTAGTTCTGTAATAACAGTAACTGTAGAAGAACTCGTTGAGCAGGTGCTGATGAATCTTGGGTTTCTGTTATAATCATAGTCAGATGTTGTAATTCCAGTAGCAGTAAAGTCAGCGTTAGATCTTGCTCCAGTAGTGCTGGACTCCTGAATAACAAATCCTTCTTCTGGATCCTTTGCATTATCAAACTCTTTTGGAACTACAACTCTAAACTTATAGAGTTTCTCATCAAGACTTCTTGGATCTTCTGTTCTATTAAAGAATGATGGATTTGATGCAGAACCAAGAGTTCCAGTTCCTAGAGTATTAAATGCTGTGTAGATAGCATTATTATGGGATGAATGAATAAACCAATTGTTATTTGCAGCATCAAACTGAATAGGTGAACCAATTTCACCAGCAGCCTTATCACTTACTCTACTAATAACTTTAATATTCGTTCCACCATATAGTGTAATGAATGCACTATTCTCAGCATTCGTTGCTGAAGATGCTATCTTAATTTGAGTTGAAGACTCTTTAATAACATAATAAATGGTGTGTGGATTAATATTCTCTGGTAGGTCTCCACTATCACTGATGAGTAGAATCTTTTCACCAGTTAGTAAGTTATGTGTTCCAATAGTCAGAACGCTAGATGAAACGCTACTTACAGAGTATTGTTTAAATGAACTAGATGTTCCTAGAGCAGAGGTAATACCAGATGTGCTAATGGCATTATCAACCATTAGGATATTTGCACTGTAGGTAGTTCCAGATCCAACGAACGATAGTTGATCGTTCAGTTTAGCACCAACTCTATAACCTTGAACAAGAACTGGTGGAGCAATGTTCTTATCATTGTAACCATAAAGATATAGATGGCTTGAAATACCAACAGAAGTTGTTAAACCAACATCTAGTTGTACCCAGTCAATACTCTCTTCTGTCGCTACAATTGCTTTTGGTGTAATAACAGAAGTAATAAATGCTTTATTGTCCTTCGCAAATGCTTCTGCCTTAAATCCTTCTGCGTTCAGTGAGAACTGACCAAAGTTTGAGTTAGAGTTTGTGATACTGAAGTCAGCACCAGTTCTACCATCAAAGTGATATGAAAAACCAATAGCAAATACAGAGACGACCTGAATAAAGGCATCGTTCGAACCTTTAATATGACTAGATTCCCATCCAGTTCTATAGAGAGCATCAGAGTCTAGGTGATAAACTTTATTAGAATCTGTAGATGAAGATTCACTTGAAAGTGATGCACCAGTTACTTTAGAAACCGTAATACCTTCATACGCTCTAGAAGACTCATTATACTTAACAAATGCTCTGTCGTCTTTCTGTAGAGAAACAGCAGTAAACTGAGCAACAACCATCGAACGGAAACCAGATGCCTTAGCACCATCGGCATGAAGACCGTTCATACCATAAACTGAACGCAAGGAACAGTTAAAGATATATGGAGAAGCACCACCAACAGTATCAGTCTCGATAGTAACTGTTGCTCCAGAAGCACTAGGAGAAGCAGGAAGATTGTTTCTTACAAATGGTAGTAGATAAGTAAACTGAGTTTCGCTGCTTACACTTTGAACTGTGGTTGATACATTATAGTCATCAACACTTACACCTTTAACTTTGATAGGTGTACCAGTTGTAAGACCATGTGCTGTAGATGTAGTAACTGTAATAACACTACCAGGAGTGAAACTATCTCCAGAAATAATGGTAGAGATATTAACTGGGTCAGCAGCAAATGCGCCAACAATTTCCCACTCAGAACGCTTCTTAGCAAAACCTAGTGGTTCAGCTGGCCACTTCTGGTCAATATTTCTGCCAGTTTCCGAATTAAATGCATTCGAAAGCTTGCTATAATACATGTCGAGGTCTGTAATGGAATATCCAGTAGGGATATTCACACCATCAGCATACTCAAAACAAGTTAGTTTGTGGTGAGAGAATGTTGGTTTTGACTGATTACCAGAACCAAAGTTTGATGCATCAGTATATACTAGACCACTCTGGTCACCATCAAAGATAGAAAACTGCCAGAAGTAACAAGCACCTGTGATTCTGAAAATAGAAGAACCTGCTACATTAGTATCAGTTGGGTTTGGTACATACTTAGGACGAATCTTAGTCTTTCTAAGGTCTAAACCAACAATTGAAGTACCTCTAGGTACAACAACACCACCATGAATACTATTAAACTTATAAAGAATATTTTCTTGCTGCGTTAGATCAAATACTGAAGATGATGTAAGAGTTAATTCTGTAGATGCTACGGTCTCTGAACCAGCTGGAGATACGGCAGTAGCAGTTCCACTTACATCTTTAATAGCATATCCAGGTCTATTATCAATGACGTGTTCGCCAGGAAATAAAAGAATTGTAGTTTTCTCTACAATATCATTATCACTTCCCCTCAAATATGAGAATCTCGCTGCCTCTAGCAGTGCTCTCTGAATCGTTTTGAAAGGTTTTGTTAACGAATTACCTTGATTCTCGATAGAATCGGTAGCATCAAGGTCACTTGGGTTAACATAGAGAATACGCCCTTCAGTATTCTTTATGAAATTTTCCAGTTTGTTTAAAGGCATCGGATTATATACGCCAATATATTTCTATGTTTTATTTATCAACCCATCAAATCTTCCTCATCGTGATAATATTCTAGTTCATCAGGCATATCTTCAGGGTTTTCTAGTTCTATCGGGAACATACAAGGATGCACTTCCTCATCTATAAGGTAGAAAGAACTTCTGTATAAGTCGTCTGGTTCAAATGATCTTTCTTTATCTGCTAGTCTCTTAAGATCATCATCTTCCAAATGCCCATCAGGCATCTCATCAAATGTGAATGGGACTTGATTAATGAAATACATTTTCACTATCATGCTGCCTTCGTTATACCAGCAGTACGCAGTGTCTATTCTATAAGACATAGGCTTCACTCCCGTATCTTATATTTATTTTTATACCCACAGTCGGATTCGAACCGACACTGGAGGAGTTTTAAGCTCCCTATCTCTGCCTGTTGGATTATGCGGGCGTAGGTGCAGGTTGCGAGGATCGAACTCGCCTTCGCAGAATTATGAGTTCTGAGCATTCTACCAGATTGCTAAACCTGCTTTATGTAATTGGGAAGAACATTGCCCTTCCCATACGACGCTACGGAAGATACCCGTAGTAGAAGTTGGCGTCTTTTTAGGCTATCTGCCTAACGACTACCAATAGAAGTGGGTGGATTCGAACCACCTCAAAGCCGCTAATCTGGCGGAAAGAGTTTATAAGACTCCTCTGACTACCAAGTCTCACTTCCTAGATGATGAACTTACTGAGCTTCGTTGTTTAACTCAGTGTGTATTCGTATAAGTTCATCATCGGCAGGCATCATAACTGCTGCCTTACCATCTTCTCCAATGATACCAATGTGCTCTCCTTGTTCTACTCGTTCTAGGAGAGCATCAAAGTTTTCTTCCCACTCTTTTACAGTAAACACTTCCATTATTATTCTACAGCAATATCAGCGTATTCGATTTGATGAGGTTCAAGGTTAGCAGTAACAACTTCCAGGACATTCATAAACTCCTGAACAGTTTCACACTCTACCATTTTCTCATTACCTTCATCACTAATGAGAAGGAAAGAGCGAGTGCAGACATCAATAACAATGCCCAGGACAGATTCTTGTGCGGTTCCCATTGGATGTTCCGTTGATTACCTGAGTATTATAGGGGGTCTGGGTCCTGGTGTCAAGGGGTCTAGGCAAAAAAAGAGAGGGTGCTAAGACCCTCTCTAGTAACCACCAACTCATCTCTCCCACCACAGAGAGGGTCTTCATTCCCAAAGATACAAGGATTTGAAAGACTTGATTATTATAAAGGATTATTTGGGGATTGTCAAGTCTAGTAATTTTTTAATTTAGAAAATCAATTTGCATACTGGGTATTTCTTTTTTAATCCATGAAACTAAATCATTAATTTCAGGACATAGATCACATAAGTCATCATCAATGATACCAAAAGAAGGGTATAAAGATTTTACTGTACCTAAATTTGGTATCTCAGTTTCATTAATTGATTTTTCTTTCCCTATCAGACCAAAAGACTTCACATAAACATTAGATAGTTCATAGTTTTTTACTCTATCTAAATTAAAGTGATCACATACTTTATCCATAGTTTCTTTTTTATTCTCAAAAAAACTATTTGATTCTACCCATAAGACATCACCAATATCACTTATCCATTGAACATTATTCAACCACATAAAAGTAATTTTCTCAAGATCAGTTGTAAACTGATATTCCTTTAAAGATGGGTGACAATGTTTTAGATGATGTTCATACTTTGTAGATACAATACGATTAATATAGTTTGATGATTTTATTTTAAACAGATGATGTTTTAATTTCCTATACAAGAAAACTTTTTTACCCGGTAGTTGATGTGAAAACGGACACCATCCACTTCCAAATTTAATAGTGGCATCATCAAGTTCCAACTCACCATTTAATAACCTAGAAGACCATGATGGTTCGCAATAAACAGTTGTAGAATTCGCCAATAATGTTGCCATTAAAGTAGAACCACAGTGAGATGTGTGGTAAATTTGATTAATTTTCATGTGCTTTTTGATAATCAATACCAAAGAAATGAGATATACAATATCTACCATTTCCAGAATAATAATCTGTATCTTCTATACTTACCCACTTAACTCCATGAGTAACATATGATGGTAACAGAATTAAACTATTGTTCATACATTTAAATTCATAATCACCATACTCTGGAAAAAATAATTCACCACCCGTAAACTTTCTAGGTTCTCTATTGAAATAACTGAACGCTAAAAAGTCATGATTTATATCAGTATGGGGAGCATAATAGTCTCCATCATGATAATATCTAACTTTTGTGTAGCAATAATTAGTGTTTAGAATTTTTTTATGTTGTGGAAACCTATCATAAAAGATATTCAAAAACCCATGATTGAATAACTTTTGAGTTACCGTTATAATATTGGAAAGATTTTTATCATTATAAGAGATATCTAATTGTATAGACCTAGATTTAGTTAAAATCTCTCCTGTTTCTGGATGAACTGCTCCATGAATGTATCCAGGATCGTACAATTTTCCTGGTTTAGTTAGAAAAATAAGTTCTTCCCAAATCAATTCTAATTAGAACCTTCAACTTGTTTCCAATCTGAAATAGATTCATCCCATTCATATTGATGAGTAGTCATTGGTTTTGGAAATGGTGGTCTCCATTTTTTTCTTTCTGGATCATACCACCATAAAGGATGTGGTTGAGGTAAAATAAATTCATCAAATTCTTCATTATATAAAGAACCATCTAAAACAACTCGATTATATTCTTCATCATAATGATATCCTGGTGGAATAAAAACTTGATGAACTTCATCATAGAAGTCACCTATCCCAGCATACTTATATCTAAAATTTGAATTATAAGAAGTTTGAACCCACTTTGTATCTTGTCCTAATAAGTTTTTATTGAATTGAATTCCAATCTCTTCTGACTCATTTCCATTTTCATCCAAAATATCAGAGTTATTGACTACTGTTACTTGAAGTACTATATTATTTTCATCTAGTTCTGCGAAATGTGCCATAATTATTACTATATTAAGTTACAGAGAATGTACCATTTGCGGTGAAATCGTGAATAGTATAAGGAGATCCACCAACAGTCGCTGTTGTTACAGTTCCTCCTGTTGCTCTTTGTGTAGATCCAGCATAGCGAACGATGACTCTTCCTGATCCACCAGAGAAAGTACCTGCAGGGCCCAAGTAATTTCCGATAGCATTTCTAGCACCACCCCCTGTATTAGAAGCAGGTGATTGAGTCGTGGTTCCATCACCATTATTTCCGACACTACTCCATCCGGCACCACCCCCTCCAAAAGCAACTGTTAGTGAAGTCCCTCCTCTAAAAGTTGCTAAATCATAACCAGGTCCTCCAGCACCACCGACAGGATATGGTCCTGGACTACCAGCACCACCTTTTCCTCCACCACCTCCTGCTCCCCATTGCGCGTTACTAGTGGATGATCCACCAGAATTTCCTTGACCAGAAGTTCCGGATCCGCCGGCGCCACCACTGCTACCACCACTTCCAGATCCACCAGGTCGGCCTGTCCAGGCTACACCAGTATCACTTGCTGCTCCATATCCACCACCAACAGCATTAGAAGCACCAGTAAATGAAGTTGGAGATCCATCGGCAGAACCACTTCCACCTCCACCAATTGTGACTGTAGAACTGCTTCCAGGATTTAATGTTGCCGAGTAAATATATAATCCCCCAGCACCACCCCCGCCGCCTCCATAGTAATTTGGCCAATAAACATCGTCATCTCTAGCAATAGGATTAATTGCTAGAAGAGATGATGCTCCACCACCACCACCCATCATAAGAACTTCAACACTCAATGGTGATGAAGATGATCCCATAAAAAATGATTGAATAATAGACATATTATGTTAATCCTGCTCCAAATATTACAAATGTATTAGACCCTACACACAAAATTGTACATACTCCATATTGTGCTAATGTTCTGTTTCCTGTATTTGCCGTTCCTGCTGAACGTAAAGTAGTAGATGCTCCTTGAGTAATTGTTTGATTACTACCAGAATTATTATATATAGACACCGCATCTCCAACATTAAACACTGAGTTTGGAACAGTAACTCCACCAGTAGTTATTGATATATGCTTTCCAACATCACCAGATACCAAAGTGTATCCTGTTGTTTGGGAATTTTGAGGAATTGTTGATGGTCCAGCAACACCTTGTGCACCCTGTGCGCCAGTAGCACCTGTGGAACCTTGAGCACCTTGAGCACCAGTAGCACCTGTGGAACCTTGAGCACCTGTAGATCCTTGTGCTCCTTGAGCACCAGTAGCACCTGTGGAACCTTGAGCACCTGTAGATCCTTGTGCTCCTTGAGCACCAGTAGCACCTGTGGAACCTTGAGCACCTTGAGCACCTGTAGAACCTGTTGCACCCTGTGCACCTGTTGCTCCTGTACTTCCTTGTGCTCCAGTAGAACCTGTTGCACCCTGTGCTCCAGTTGCTCCAGTAGAACCTTGAGCACCTGTTGAACCTATACTACCTTGAGTTCCTTGAGCACCAGTAGCACCTTGAGCACCTGTAGATCCTTGAGCACCAGATCCAGTGGCACCTTGAGCACCTGTAGATCCTTGAGCACCAGCGGTTCCTTGAGCACCAGCGGTTCCTTGAGCACCAGATCCAGTGGCACCTTGAGCACCTTGAGCACCAGTAGTACCTGTGGAACCTTGAACACCTTGTGCTCCAGGGTCTGGTATTCGTTGCCAGGCAGTCCCATTCCATTGCCACCTACGCCCATTGGCGACATAATAATCGTTTAAACTAGGGCTGGATGGAAAATCTAGCGCCATTTATTACAAACTTTTTGATTATTTATTCTAGATTATAAGTACCGAATAATTTGAGTAGCAGAAGCATCTGATATTGAAAGTGATGATGTGCTTGATGATCCAAGTGTTCCAAAGGATAGACTTGGTGTTGAAGATGTAATAGTTGGAGTAGAATCAGTTGTTGTATAAGATGCTAACGTAAATCCACCATACGTTCCAGTAAAAGAACCATCTATTGGAAGTTTTGCTACCATATGATCCCAATTTCCAGCAGTAGACTGATTCATACCAACAAAGTAAATACTATTTCTAACAACATAAAGATGGTGAGAATTACTTTGTACAAAATTAGTTGAATGGGATATAGATCTCTTCCAAGAAATGTTTCCATTGGATTGGTTATATTTAAAAAGAAAAGACCTGAGAACAACTGATGGACTTGTTTGTAGAAGAGATCCTCCAACGTAAAGATTGCCATCATCATCCAAAGTCATTGCTGTAGCATAGATTCTACTTTCAGAGCTATGCTTAATCTGCCATTGAATTACGCCAGAAGAATTTGTTTTCAATACATATCCATCATTATTACTATCAATAGCACCCACAAATATATTTCCACTACTATCAACACATAATCCTCTAATTCCACTATTGGAAAGTATTGTAGAAAACTGTACCGTCTTTTGAAGAGTTCCCGATGAATTGAAATGAGAAACATTATTACCAAATCCAACATAAACATCATCAGTTGTTCTATCTACAAAAACAACCATTCCAGAGTAACCAGTACCTGATGTTTTAGTCCACTGTAAAGTTCCTGAAGAATTATATTTTACAAGATACATTTGTTCATTACCGGCAGTTGCTGGAGAATTGACGTATCCAGTCCAATAAACATTTCCACTTGAATCACATCTTAAATCATAAGCTACATTATTAGCATATCCTGTTGTAATTTGTCTTTGCCATTGAATTGCTCCAGTCGAAGAGCTTAATTGCATTGTCCAGAACGGTTTGTATAATTCCGATGACTGAGCACCAAAGATGTAAATATTACCACTAGAATCAATATCTATTCCAAGACCATATTCATAATTACCAGCACCAATATATTTTTGCCAAACAATCGCACCATATTCATTTATTTTATAGATAAACCAATCATCATGTCCACCACTTCCCCTATTTGTATCACCAAAACCATAGTAATGTCCATCATAATATACACCAGCAGTACCTCTCTCAAGACTACTATAACCAACACTACTTATCCAATACGAAGAATCTGGATTAACTCCAGGTCCAGCATCATAAACTTCTGTAATTTGAGTAGAATTTAAAAGTGTTGCCCACGCTGCCGATTTATAGTATTTTCCACTAAAGGCACCATCACCATAAACATCAGCACTTACACCATATCCAGTTCTAGATCCTACTGGAGTATTGACAGATTCAGTCTCAGTATAATTATCTTCAAAGGTTCCATTCACATATAAACTAATTACACCAGAAGAATTGAATGTTATAGTTATATTATACAGAACTGAAGTTGAAAAAGTATAGTCAAATGTATGTTCTTCTTGCCATCCTGCTGTATAATCATAACTAGTGTATACAAGTTTTCCAGAAACAAAATAAAATCCAACATATCTTTGACCAGAACTTGGAATTGTATCTACTCCCATTAAAGCTTGTTTTGCAATATTATTGTGTTCATAAGTAACCCAAAATGTAAATGTCATACTACTATTTGGCCAATTCATTTGGTTTTTAGCGCCAATTGCTGGACCAACAAAACCAGCAAGAACTCCAGAAGTATCAGGATTCCAATTATTATTCACAGACATATCCAAATATTCTCCATTAGAATTACTGGATAAAGTTGGATAATAATTATATGGAGTTTCAGTTTGACCAAACCTAGAACCATTACGATTACTAGATCCTGCATTTACAGCAAAGGGATGTCCAGGTGCAAGACTTTGTAAAATATTTCCATTAGGTCTGTTATATATCCCATACACACTACTAATATTATAATAATAAATACAATTCTCCAACGACGGAAGATCATTCAGTTGAGTATTAAATATTGTATATTGTTGTGGATGACCCATTATACAAGACCAGCTCCACTAATGAAAAAAGTATCGGAAGATACGCAAATTACCGTAGCAATTCCTCTTTGAATTAAAGATTTATTTCCTGTAGTAGAAGTTCCTGCAGTGTACATAGTAACACCAGATCCTTGAACTATTGATCTGGTTGCATTTGTGTTATTTACTATGGTTACAGTATCTCCAGCAGAAAATACTCCAGATGGAACGGTGATACTAATTGCTGCAGTAATTGAAATAATTTTACTATTATCTGATGCTACTAATGTATAATTTGAAGACTTTTCATTAAGAGTTAGAGTTCCAGGTGAACCCTGTACACCTTGAGCACCTTGAGCACCAGTAGCACCTACAGCACCCTGAGCACCAGTAGCACCTTGAGCACCTATAGTACCTTGAGATCCTGATGCACCTTGAGCACCTATAGTACCTTGAGCACCTGCCGTACCTTGAGCACCTTGAGCACCAGTAGCACCTACAGCACCCTGAGCACCAGTAGCACCTTGAGCACCTATAGTACCTTGAGATCCTGATGCACCTGCAGCACCCTGAGCACCAGTAGCACCTACAGCACCCTGAGCACCAGTAGCACCAGTAGCACCTTGAGCACCAGCGGTTCCTTGTGCTCCTACTGAACCTTGTGCGCCAGTAGCACCTGTGGAACCTTGAGCACCAGTAGCACCTGTGGAACCTTGAGCACCTTGAGCCCCTACAGCACCTTGAGCACCAGCGGTCCCTTGAGCACCTTGAGCACCAGTAGCACCTGTGGAACCTTGAGCACCTTGTGCTCCAGGATCACCAAGTCTTACCCAAGCAGTTCCATTCCAACGCCAAGTAGCACCATTAGCGTTATACTCATCATTTAAAGTAGGACTAGCAGGAAAATTTAATGCAGCCATTATCTACGGTTTTTAGATATTTATTCTTAGCATGTAATTAGAAATGCAACATTAAATCTGTAACTTTTTTGCCAACCAATCACTTTAGTTAATATTAATTAAGATTTTTATCATCAACAATAAACTACCATTTCCCAACAGGACACGAAGAATTGCTAAGTCTTACCTTAATCGGCATAAAACACCCACACTTCTTACACTGTCTAGTTGGTTTGAAGAAATGTTCGCACTGTAAGCAAAGTTTCATTCTATCAACAGCTAACTGAATTTTTTCATTCATTTTTCAATTGCTCCTCTGCAAGTTCTACGATTAAATCATCATTTTCAAAAATTAAACTTTCTATTGCATCTTCAACAGTAATACTATTTGTTACGACATATTCCTCAATTTTCTTATCCAACTCTTCTTTCAATCTATAATCATCATTTTTCTTGATAAAGTAATCTGCCATTACATATGATATGATAATTTGGTCTTTGTGAAAATTTGGTAGTGGTAAACCGCCATATAATTCAGTTGTAATTGGTGTTAAATCTACATCTGGAACATTATCACTAGTTGATGCTTGAGTTTGAATAGATTTTTCAAAAATTGTATTTGGCAATACAGAATTTTCCTTTCTAGTAGATTGCCTTTCTAAATCTACAGAAACATTCGAATTAATCAAAGTTTGTGGGTCTGGTATAAATTCTGGATCATAATAAGATACTGCGTCATCAACATCTTCTAGAGAAAAATTTTCTCCAATAGGCACGATTGCCCACGAATTATCTTCAAACTCAACCCTGATTTGACCAGGAAGAACTTCTTTGATTATATACTTCATTATGTATCAATAAATTTACAAGTATTTATCCTATTCTACCATTTCTTGTGCCATTTGCAACCCAAGTAACATTTCCATTGTTAACGATATAAAATCCTGCTAAACCACCAGCAGTTCCTGCGGCACCAGACCCATTGTTGCCGTTTGCACCGGTGTTACCAGTATTACCACTGTTTCCGTAAGAACCACCAGTTCCACCTGTTCCACCAGCACCAGCATTTGTGCCACCTGCACTTCCAGAAGAACCAGATGCAGCAGCACCATCATAACCTTCACCTCTTCCACCATTACCACCAGAACCACCTGAGGTATAGTAAGTATTTGTATAGCAATATTTACATACTTTTTCCCATAATGTATAGTTTCTACCATCACCACAAGCTCTTATTCTTCTACATTCATCTTGACAGTTACAAGGGTGTGGTGGATTTAATTGATAACAAGGCATACTGTTTCCGCTACAAACAGTATTTGCCCAATATGATTCTCCAGATGATTGATAATATCCTCCACCACCAGTGCCACCAACTCCTCCTCCTCCACCACCAGAGGAAATAGTGCCACGATTATCAATGAAAATATTAGAGGCACCAGCATTAATAGCATTTCCACCAGTTCCACTATTTGCGGCACCACCAGCACCAAGAATAGAACCCTCATTTACCAAAAGTATTCTTCCACCAAATCCTGACGGAATGTTTAAAGCATAATTTCCTGTGCTCGTGGCTCCAATAGTAACTCCACTAGCAATGACAACTCTTTTATTAATACCTGCTGAATACTTACTTGATCCAAAAAGAGTTTGTAAATTTAAATTCTCTTGATTGGTTGTAATGTGATGAATTAATTCTGAAGATAGTAAATGAGGAACAGATGCAATAGTCATAAATTACAACAATCCGCTACCAGAAATTACAAATTCGTTACTTGCTATACATAAAACCGTTGCCAAACCTCTTTGCTGTAAAGTTCTATTGCCAGTATCAGAAGTTCCAGGAAGTCTTAATGTTGTAGAAGTACCCTGTGTGATTGTTTGTGAAGAAGCGGAGTTATTGTAAATTAATACGGTATTTCCTGCAGTAAAAGTATCAGAAGGAACAGTAACTCCTCCTGCAGTTATACTTATAATAGTTCCAGCGTCTCCTGCAACTAAAACATATGATGAAGATTTTGTGGTTACAGTTAGAGGTCTTGTTCCATCGGATCCTTGAGCACCTGCCGTACCTTGAGCACCTTGAGCACCAGTAGCACCCTGACGACCTTGAGCACCCTGTGCTCCTACTGAACCTTGAGCACCTATAGTACCTTGAGCACCTATAGTACCTTGAGATCCTGCGGTTCCTTGAGCACCTTGAGCACCAGTAGTACCTTGAGATCCTGATGCACCTGCGGTTCCTTGAGCACCTTGAGCACCAGTAGCACCTTGAGCACCTATAGTACCTTGAGATCCTGATGTACCTGCCGTACCTTGAGCACCTTGAGCACCTGCGGTTCCTTGAGCACCTTGAGCACCTGTAGATCCTTGTGCTCCTACTGAACCTTGAGCACCAGTAGCACCTTGAGCACCTTGAGCACCAACAGCACCCTGAACACCTTGATAACCTTGTGCACCTTGAGCACCTACAGTACCTTGAGATCCTGATGTACCTGCCGTACCTTGAGCACCTGTAGATCCTTGTGCTCCTACTGAACCTTGAGCACCAGTAGCACCTTGAGCACCAACAGCACCCTGACGACCTTGAGCACCTTGAGCACCTTGAGCACCTATAGTACCTTGAGATCCTGATGTACCTGCCGTACCTTGAGCACCTTGAGCACCTGTAGATCCTTGTGCTCCTACTGAACCTTGAGCACCAGTAGCACCTTGAGCACCTGTAGATCCTTGTGCTCCTACTGCACCTTGAGCACCTTGATAACCTTGTGCTCCTTGTGGTCCAGCAGTACCTTGAGCACCTGTAGATCCTTGTGGTCCTTCAATAGCATTGCTTGCCGTAACCCATTGAGATGTGTCTGCATCTTCATAGTAAACGTAAAGGTTACCAGACTCACTATTCCACCAAAGATCGCCTGGTTGTGGTGATGATGGAGATGATGTTGATATTTGTACTAGTGTATCAGAACTATTTGCAGATACCCATTGAGAACTAGAACCATCATTATAATATACTTTTAAATCTCCAGTATCACTTTCCCACCATAAGTCTCCAATATTTGGAGAACTTGGAGCAGTATCGCTAATAGTTACAGTCTCACTACCACCAGATGTTTCAACCCACTGTTCACTATTTCCATCCTGATAGTAAAGATATAGTTCACCTACATCACTATCCCACCAAAGATCTCCCTGACTTACTCCACTTGGTGGTTCTGCACTAACAGTAACTCTGGGAGATATTGTAATTGTAGAAATAGATCCACTTGCAATGGCAGTTACACCAGTTCCTACAAAGTTTAGTTTTGATATACTATTGGCAGTTCCAACAAGAAATCCTTCGTCAAAGATACTTATTCCACCAGGTTGTAAACCAGGCTGTTCCTGCCAGTATCTATCATAAGTTGTACCGTTATTAACGGTAATCAACTGATAATACTTATCAGCAAGTGGTATTAATTTTTCTCCAACATAACCTAAGTTGGGTTCGACCTCACCTGGATGAACATATAAATGACGGTCTGAAGATAACGCTTCAGTTCCTGCTATCTTTACTCTACCACTTATATATCGCTGTGTCGGCTTTCTTGTATTATCTGCCATTTCTTATTAAGTGGTGCTATTTTCTAGGAAACTACCAATAAATTCCATTTGTAGTGGACCAACAAGACCGCCGCTTACATATGTATGGATAATTCCATTGGCGCTTCCTACAGTTGTTGTGAATGTTTTCGAACCTCCAACATCACTAGTTATGTTGTCTACAACATAAGACTTTTGTGGACTTGGGAAAATAGTTGTGGTAATACCAGAACCTGATGGGCAGGTCATAGCAATACCAGACATAGTGATATCAGAACCAACAGTAAAGTTATGTGCTGTTAAAGTTGTAATAGTTGAAACACCAGTTGGTTCATCATAAGTTACATTTGTAATCGTTACAATACCAGTCTGTGTTCCAGTGATATAAAGTCTATCTAGAACTGTAGCAGTTTTTTCTAAAACCAAACGACCATCAATAAGAATAGCAGCATCGTTTGGTGGAACTTCAATATTTTTTATAATTCTAATATCTCTTGTATTACCTGTACTTCTACTTTCTCTTCTGTGTATCAGAGTTGTAGTCGGATAGGTTCCAACTCCCACATTAGATACTTGTGCATAGAGTAAAATAGCAGAAGTGCCTGTAGGGACCTCGTATATTTTCTGTTCTCCTGGAGCCACAGGAACAGCGACTGTAAGAAACTTATTGACTGGTGCGATTGCCATCTTATCTTATTATCCTCCCAAAGCAAGTATCAGTGGTGTTAAGTTTGCTTGTATCGCTCTGTTAAAGTCTCTTCCAGAAATAGTAGAGGTAGTTTGGTCAATAGTTAGTCCTTGTCCAATTCTAAAGTTTCCTTTTTGATCTGTGCTGGTGAATGGAATTTGACCGCCATTAATAGCAACTATTTCATTTTCAGGAATAGGCACACCACCCTGGAAGGGGTTTGCTCTATTTATGTCTGTACCAGCACCGATATATTCAAAGGAGTGAGAACTGGTGATGATTCTACTTAGTCTTCTCAGTGAAACACTCACACCAACACCAACAGAATAAGGAACAAATTCATTGAAAGTAACAGTTGTAACACCAGTATTTGTTGGTTCTGTTGCAGTGTTTATAGTGTAAAGTATTGGATCCGTAATCGCTTCGGCAGTTGCTCCACCAGAACCAGAAATGGTGATAACAATATCCTGTTGATTAGATCCACTACCTGCGGGAAGGAAGTTTCTACCACTAGCAATAATATCAATAGAACTAATAGTTCCGGCAGCACTCACATTAGCAGATAGTTCGGCAAGAATTCCTTCAGGACCAAATGGTGCAGATACAGTTACATTAGGAGGAGCTGATGCACTATATCCAGAACCTCCATTGGTAACATTAATTGTTCTAATAGTTCTAAGTGGTTCCATAACAATACCACTCTTTCCTCCAGTATTAACATAATCGTCAAGGTTTATCTTGAAGAAAGCACCCTGACCATCAAATGGTTTTCTTATATTCGATAGATCATCTCTCATATCGAAGAAGGTATAAGTATCTTGTTCCGCAGCAACTGTTGTCCCAGTAGTAATTCCAGTAAACTCATCACCACTGGTTCCATCAGCATACAAACCATAATCACCAAATGAGGAGTTAGAGTTTGTTAGGTCACATTGTCCACCACTACCAGCAAAGATACCAATCTTAGAGTTGATAGTAAAAATAGAAACTAACTGAGCATATGCTTTGTTAGTGATAGAAACGCCAATACCATTTTGGTTATATTGAGTAAATGAGTCACAAACCATACACTTGAGGTCTTGCCCAAGATTATTAGTTCCGGTAAAGGCAGCAGCAACATGGTCTCCGTCTATCTTCATACCAATACTGTTACTCATAAAGTTCGTACAGTTACGAACATATGGAGATCTCCATCTTCCACTTGGACCTTCATTGCAAGGACCAGGATCCAAGAAACCAGATCTAGCACTACCAATACCAGCTGGTGGTGGGAAAGCAACAGCAGCACCAGTAATAGACAATGGTGCAGAATCATCATAAGGATCTTTACTGTAAGCAAAACTCAAACTATCAATCAAACATCCTCTTCTAACATAAAAGACATCATCATTGTTTTGTGGGTAAATAGTAACCAGTCTTAAGTCTTGACCAATAACCGAAACATCAGTTCTTAAACCAATAGGATTGTTCTCAGCATAAACACCAGAGCGAACCATAATAGTATCGCCAGGTTGTGCTGCTTCAGCGGCGGAACCGATAGTTAGTTTTGCTGAACCTTCTGTTCTACCATCATTATCATCGTTACCATACTTAGAAACCCAGATAATGTTTCTAGAGTCAGCACCTGCAGGAGCCCAAACAATCTTACCATTTGGTGCTGTTGTGGTAAAACCAATAGTGGTGAATGCAGATGCACCAAGTTGAATAATATTAGTAACAATACCTGCACAAACAGTAATAGCAGAAACAACATTAGAACAACCGCCTGGATCAGTGTTGAAACCAACAGCAGGGTCGTCTTGTAATGTTAGATCACGAATGAGAGAAACACTATTGCCTACACCCTGATAAGATCTTGGTGCTGGTAAGTTATTGATAACATATCTTGCTACTTGAGCAGCAGTCGTGATAGCAACAATAGTTGCTTCCTTGATACTGTAACCGTTTATATCAGTTCCAGTGATGTGCTGTAGAGTTGCTCCATTATAATAAGACTGACCAGCACCAACACAACGGGAGTTACCACCTCTTGTGATATCATAGGTAATAGCTTTCAGAATATCCTTAATATCATCCTTACAGGAAGTGTAGTCTGCCGAAGATAGGGCAAATGCTGGACTCTTATAGTCTGTACTTGTTAAGAAACCAATAGATTCATTAGCAATGTAGTCTAAGTTTAGTCGTATTAGGTTTGCGGCATCATAGAATCTTCCACCAATAATGTTTCCTGTCGTATCAACTCCAACAGTTGTTAGGACATTTCTTGGAACCTGATACTTTTCAGTTCTAAATCCAACATTATCATTTAGATCATATAATGCCTGCTGGAAGCGAACATCTTTTTGGAAGTCAACTGCTCTTGTTGGAGTTGTGCTGTTGAAACCAATATCACCAGATGCATTAGTAGCAATAACTGTAGCAGCAGATCCAACCTGTAAAGATCCATCAATACCCAAAGCATTGGTTGATGGGTTATATGTAATACCACTATCAACTCTTACAGTCTCACTTGTTTGACTAGTTGAGTTTTCAACAAATGGAATGAAGAAGTCTTGGTTTGTGAGAGTCTCAGTAGTTTGAATGAATGTAGAAATGCCTGCTCTAGCGGCATTTGTTGCGAAACCTGCTACTGTAGCAAATCCAGACTGGATAGCAAAGGTAGCAATACCTGATACTGTAGAGAAACCAGACTGAATAGCAAAAGTCGATATACCAGATACAGTAGCAAATCCTGCCTGAATAGCAAACGTTGAGATTCCTGCTACTGTTGCGAAACCTGCTTGAATAGCAAAAGTCGATATACCAGATACGGTAGCAAATCCTGCTTGAATAGCAAAAGTAGAGATGCCTGATACTGTAGAGAAGCCAGACTGAATAGCGTATGTAGCAATGCCTGATACTGTAGAGAAACCAGACTGGATAGCAAACGTTGAGATTCCTGCTACTGTAGAGAAACCTGCCCTATCTGCATATGTAGCAATACCAGAGTTATTTGCGTATATTGCTGTTGTTGCTGTACCTACAATAAGATTATTATGTACTCTCAGTGGAGCATCTATTCTAACCAACTGAGTAAATGTTGATACCCCAGATACTCTCAGTTCATCCCTGAACCAAGCAATTCCGTTAACATCAAGCTGTGTTTGTGGGGAAATTACATTAACACCAACATTAACTGTTGTGTGAATACCAGCACCATTTCTTATCCAATGGTCTATGATATTAACATCAAGGACATTGGAGTCTGAAGTATTTACTGTAGCATTAACAACGTCTCCACCACTACCATTACCAATGAAGTTAATAGTTGTAAATGAACCAACACCGACGTTTATACCTTCATTTCGTGCGAAGAATCCATCAGTCTTAGCATTTGGTGGTGCAGAAATCCAACGAATACCATTAGCATCGCGGGATAGGAAGTATCCATTATCACCAGGAAAGTTAGCAGAGTCAAAGATATTCCTAACAATACGAATAGAGTTACCAATATCAAGTAGTTGTTCAGGTAACGTGCTTCCAATACCAATATTACCAGCGCGGGATCCAGTAGCAAAACCAACTAAGTAATTAGTTCCGCCATCACTAGTAAGTTCAAAACGTTGTCTGACTGTAGCAATTCCAACATCAATATTATCTACATCTAGTGTTCCTAGAATGTTAACATCGGTTTGGAAAGTAGCAGTGTTTCCAAAAGAAACTACGCTATTAAATTGAGATGCTCCTATGAAAGTAGAGAGACCTGCTACATATAGGTCATTTATATTTGCTTGGTTATTAACAGTAAGATTATCAAGAGTTAAATCATCTCCAAGACCTTCAAAGTCATAATAAAGTTTTCCGTAAATGTATACGTCTTTGAAGAACTTAGCGTCTTCATTAAAATATGACTCTTGTCCTTGTACCCAGATGTTTTCTGCCATCTTATCCTATGAATAATCCAAGTGCTTTTAGTATTACTCCACCACCAACAAAGGAGTTGGCGAAGACTTTAAATAAAAACTGTTTCTGTGGTGGAACCATACTTCCTGTTAGTGCATCAGATTCAATACTGTTCCCTTGAAACCTCATGTTAGCGGCATCAACAATAAAATCATTACCAGCCACATATTCGAGATCACCATTAGACTCAACTACTACATTATTACCCGATATGCGAATATTTCCAGTTCTATCTGCTGTTATTGATACATTACCACGTCTAGCGTGAATTAGAATGTTCTCACTTTTGTCGCCAGAACGCTCTCCAGCAACCATTTCAATGGATTCGTCGGAGTTTAGAATAAATTTTCCAGCATCCGTAATGTCGATAGAAGTTTTTAAATTCTTATCGGATACTGTATATAAAAAATAATTGGAAGCTCCCAAATATCCAAAGGAAGGATTACATATTTCTTCCCTTACTTTTGGGTTATAAGAGATACACTCTCTCAAATACCAGTTTTGTTTATCTTCTGGGCGCTTTGCCATTTAGGTAATACAATCAATTACTTGCTTAACTTCTCCATCAAATGGTGGTCTTTCTCCTAGGTTAGCAGCAAGGATTGCTCCAGAACCATTCTTTGAAATGACCTCAAGTACAGGAATATTAGTTACATCTCTACTATTTATTGGGGTCACCTTGATGATAGCACCAGACTGGATAAGAACATCATACTCATTTCCTTGGTCATCAACTACAGTATCTCCATCTTCAAAGTCTTGCCCTGGATCAATAACTGTTACGCTATCAACAACATATGGAATCTCTTTATCTGCTGGATAGTTCTCACCCTCAGACACAACATAAATGGTATCTACCTGACCATTCTTAACAATAGCTCTAGCAATAGCACCATATCCTTGGTTACAACTATCTACAACTTCTACAAATGGTGGGAAGGTATATCCACTTCCTGGATTGGTTACCTTAACACTTATAATACTTCCTGTTTTATACTTATCTTCACCGATAATACCACCAAGAATAGGAACAGCACTTGCTCCTGTACCACCCCCACCAAAAATATTGATCTTTGGTGGTCCACAAACAATTGGTGGTCCAGTATAACAAGAACCAAGATCACCAATAAAGTTTGGATCTTTAACTGTTCCAGATATGAAGTCATATGCTCCAGCAATATCTTGAACTCCGTCTAATGGGAAACCAGCAAGCTTTGCTGCTGTTGATATTGACTTAGCAGTATTAGCATTATCAATAATTCCTTTGAGATCTGGCTCATCTTGAAATACTGGTCCATATCCTAGTTTATATTTGCAAGCGCCATACTTGTCTTTCTGATTCTTTTTATTACAAGACTTAAGACCAACAAGTCCAAGAAGTGCATCAATACCATTCCGTAGTAGACCCTCAACACTAAAGTCTTCGAAGAATTGAAGAATCTTAGATATTCCATTAATTGCTGGTAGCAATGCATTATCAATAAGACCAATAATACCATTGATCATTGCACCGACAGTTTGATCAGCAACACAATCGACAAAGTTTAGGACATTATTAGCAATAGACTTTAAAAGATCTTTTACAAGATTAAATACTTTGTCTAAGATTTGATTAACAATACAAGGGATAAGATCTTGAAGTATTTTTACTGGTTGAAGCATAGCAGTTTGTGCCGCTACTCCAGCAAGGTGTGCTGCTACTGGATTTAAAGTTGCAGCGAAGACTGTAGCATATACAGAAGCATAGAGAAGATCAAGACCCTTGCTTAGAATTGGTTCAAGTTTCTTAAATAACTTATTAATCATACCACTGATCATTTTGGTTGCAGCGGTAGTTATTTGTTCTGCCCTAATATCAATCTCTCTATCTACCCAGTCTCTATAATACTCAAGTCCCTCATCAAACTGTGCCTTTAAGTCTTGGAGAAACTTAACAAATCCTTCAATAGCATTTTTGATCTTGGTAATTGTTCCTTTATTACCTTTAGTATCTTCACCTTCTGTACCACAAGGTAATCGTATCACCTTTCCATCAGAAGTTCTCTTTGCTGCTGGATTGCTTGGATCTACCTTTTTAGCATCAGAAGGACTAACACCTATTGGTTGTTTTGCAGTTGCAGCATTCTGATCTCCAGACTCACTCTTTGATAGTGAGCCTTTCGCTGGTTCTTTGATATACTTATTGTATCCGGAGAATGGTGCGAATGGTAGTTTCTCACCATCCTTTACAGCGTCGATTGAATTGGCGAATGCACCCATAATAACTGGATGCTGACCATCTGCTCCATCTAGAAAGAAACCAATTACAGTATCACCAGGGTTAAAACGAATACTCTTGAATGTATTTGCCGAACCAGTTCCATGACCTGGTGGTAGCATCACATGTGCCCATGGTAAGTCCTCATTACTTAGTTCCGCTTCACTATAAGGATGATATCCCATAATGCGGACTTTATATCTAATGCCCCAACCTGGACCAGTTGCTTGTTGGTCCCATGATTCAATAGGTGGAATCTGCCCTATCCACCAAACAAATCCATCTCTGCCTACAAAATTAGTTTTAAGTGAAAGATCTTCCATTTGTTACTTTTAAATATCCCTGAATGTATCTCTAAGTAGCTTCATTGATGTTAGAGATTGTGTACCATCAAAATAATGACAGAGTTCTTTTATCATATATAGACCACTATTCTCAGGGTCAAAATCATTACTGTTTGCTGAAATTTTAAGGAAATTGCATCGTATAACATCACCAGATCTTAAATTATTATTTAATGGAACAGTCATATTGAGTGTTTGCATGAACAAATAATTGTATCTAAAGAAAGCGTCTCTTTGATATAACTTAGCATCATTACCAGGTTGTTTGCTCACATCTTTCTCCAACACACCAACATCGAGAACTGATGAGATAATTCTACTTGGAACAGTGTCAAAAGAGAAGTTACCAGAACCAAAAATTTTAGGAATATCTGGATCGTCACCAAGGAATGTTGCGTTCTTAGCAAAATCAGTTATTGTTCTCTTTCCTTCTTGCTGAAGACTAAACTTACTTTGATATGGATCATATTCAGTAAAGAATGATGCATACGTTCCTAGTCTAAGTTTTTCTAATAAGTCATTATTTCTATTAACAGAATAACTCAATATCCTTTGATCAGTTGACTTCTCAATATCTTGGTCCTCTTGATGATAATATTCTGCTTTTGGACTTGCTTTTCCATCAATAATAAGTTTGTCGATAGATCTGAAGTTGTATCCATCTATAGTTTCATAGAAAAAGTATCCAGGAACATTGGTATCTGGAATAGACTTTGATGCTAACCAAGTCAGAACATCGAAAGGTCTTCTCAAGTTTCCAATAAAACTATATTGATTACTAACGACATCAGATTTCAATGTTTTTTGAGATTGTAAACCTTCCTTTATAATGTTTTCTATATGATCAGTTATTTGAGCTCTTGGAAATTTTTTGTATAGTCTTGAAGTTTCATTAGTAATTGCTTCTCTTGATACTAACTTTAATGTAAATGTTTCTCTTTGACCTTCTCTGATAACATTTGTAATTTTAGAGACGTACAATGGTTCATCAACAAGATCAATACCAGATTTATTTTTATCACTGTTACCAGCAATTTTTATGAATACTCTTTCGCCACCTCTTAACGGAAGACCACTGTAGATTGACTGCAATGAACCATCTTTTCCAGGAATTGTTCCTCCCGTATTAGATACGGTAATCTCTGCTGTGATAGTTGGTGAAAAAACATCTTCATAATATTTGATAGCAACTACACCGAGTCTCATATCAATGGTTCTTGTACCATCACCAGACTCTATGGTAATTTGTTCGAATATTGATGCGTCTCTTGCTGCCATTTATACTACACTAGAAAGGAACTTATTTTTTATATTATTACTATTTACCCCAGCAACTATAATAACAGAACCACTATTTGTTTCTCCACCAACATATTCTGTTTGCTTTACAGTATTATTTAAAATTAAAGTATTTGTTCTTGGTTGTGGTTTTGCATTTTGCAAAGCCATAGCAAGTTGAGATGAATAGTCTTTTTTAGATGAACCTACCCATTCACCAATTTTTGGAGACTTAGGATCTCCAGGAATTCCGGGAGCACCCTCTTTACTCGCATCAGGCATAGCAGTATTTCGTTTTGGGGGGCTTTTTGGTGGTGGTGCTTGTGGTTGTGGTTTTGGTAGGTTAAGTGATGCTGGACCACTAAGCATCGGATCTTTGGATGGATCCACAAGGAACTGGTTATCTTGGTTTGTACCACGCCAGACGGAACCAGGAATTATTCCATTAGCATCTGCCCGAATATTATTTCGTGGATCGCTATCACTATTAACTGCCCTAACTGTTGCTGGACTACCTCTAAACTCTAGAGCACCGCCAACAAATTTTGCTGCACTTGCTTGTCTTTTTGGATCGGATAGAAGACTAATAACTTTTAATAGAGTTGCCTGACTTTGACCAGACCATGCAGATGCTTGCCCTAAAGTACGTATTGATTTAAATGCTCCACTACCTCTAGTGTACACACCTTGAAACTGTCCGGGAGCACCAAGAACATCAGTATAGTTAGTACCATATCCAGGGTGTGCAACTCTATTAGCAACCACCTGCAGCATGTCGGCGTATCCCTGGTCACTACTACCTTCTGTGGTGAGTGCCGCAGCGATACGATACATTTCAGCAGACTTTGGATCTGGAAGTTGTGCTGAACCTCCTCCAGGATCTACTCCACCACCTCCACCATCATCACTACCTCTATCAAATTCATAATCCTCAATTCCAAGTAATTTCTTAACATCCTGCTTAAGTAAAAGTATTACAGAATTTATTGAATTATCCATTTGGACGAAGGAATCCTTCATTTGATTCATTCCTTTGTCTACTGCTACTCTTACAGCATTAAAATCAAATCTAACAAGACCAGAAGAAATTTCACCAACCATATCACCAAATCCTATCAAAAAGTTTTGAAGACCCTCTCTAAAATTATTGAGATATTGGAAATATGTCTTCATCCTCTCAATGAGAGCTTGAGCCATTTTAATGATATTTGGGAGATTGGTCAAAGCCCATCCAACTAGTAATGTTCCAAGAAAATCAAGTATTCTACCCAAGAAACCTCTTGTGCTATTTGCTACAGCACTAGTAGATCTTGATATTGCACCCTGAATTGATGATGCCTCTACAATATCCTCTCTTTCTTTTCTTCTTGTCGCTTCTCTTCTCTGATTAAATGCTTTTATACTCGCTGAAAAAGATTTTCTCTTATTTGTTGTAGACTGTATAATTGTTGTTCTAACAGTTGCAGCAGATTCTCTTGTCCTAAGAAGACTTTTGTTAAGTCCAGATAAAGACTTATTAATGCTAGTTACATTTATGGAAGAACGATACGCCATTTAACTTATGCCCATCCAGTATTAAAGTAACGATACGAAGTATACTTGTGAAAATTATCTGGATCTGAAGTAGCAATGCTAGGCAGATAGTTAGCAGAACCTAGATCTTGTGTTGGTACATTTCTTGCACTAGCAGTAGATTCATTATTAATTACTGTTACATTACCTCCAGAGTCTGAACTTTTTAATGACTGGAGATTATCATTAGATTTTTTTGGTGGTGCATTTATTTCTGGAGATGGTGTTTTAAATAATGGTCCTTGTCCAGTAAACGCATCTAGTAAATTAATCTCTGTATTCAAGAATGGATTATCTTTACCAATATCGCTTCCCTTATAAAATTCCTTACCAAGACCAATCAATGCTGGAATAGCAAATGTTCCAGCTATTGTTAACGGTATTGTGAATTTTGGACCTAGAACATAGTTTAATGCTGATAGAGCACCGCCAGCAGCAAAACCTGTACCAGAACCAGCGATCATTTCACCAACAGATGATCCAAAAAGCGTATCGTATATTGCAGACGCACCTGCAGCGAATAAACCACCTTTAAGTACTGATGAACCAAAAGGACTTCCTTTAGAACCAGATGAAGCAGGTGGAGCTCCACTAGATCCTGCTTTACCTCCAGGTGAAGTTTTTGCTGGTGGTGCTGATGGTTTTGGTTTTGTTGGAGTTGGTTTTGTTTTTGGTTTTAAACCTATTCCTGCCGCTATACCTGCAGCAGCAGTTTTAACTAAATTGAGTAGTGCAGCAACAGGTCTAATTAATAAGTTTCTAAAAATAGAACTACCCAACTTAGAAGTAAGTCTGGTAAGATAACCAAGTATAGTTCTAAATCCACCACTAAACAATAAGAAAATACCAGTTACAACACCAATATTCTTCAAGAACTTTTGCTTAAGTTCTTCTAGTCTTTCTTTATCACCAGATATCAAGGCACTAATAGTTGATAGCGCCATATTTCCTAGGAAACCACCTAGGAGAATCATAAAGAAGCTTGATAATCTACCTAGAGTAAATCTTGCTTTATCGCCAACTTTTTTAATCGGAGTCAAAAGAGCAGACTGCATTTTGCGTTCAACGACGCTTTCTTTACCTTCTCTGATTTTCTGCTCTGCTAAGATTTCTTCCTGTCTTATCTTCTGAGATTCTCTTGCCTGATCTAATGCAGAATCTTCTCTTACTCTTTCAGCAATACCATTCAGAGAAGCACTTAGAGCACTAACTTGATTACTAAGATTTATAAGGGAAGAATTAATATTATCAAAAGCAAGTCTATTCTGCTGCAGCGCAAGCGTAGTTCCATAATCTTCCCTTGGCTGTTGGTCTTGGGGACGATTCAGAAACGAAAAAGAGGATACTCTAGTTCTTCTTACTCTTAAACCAGTTGTGATTGGCGATGAAAACTCAGCCATTTAGTTCAGATTGCTGTTGTTTTAAATTTTCTTCCTCAATATATTGTTTTAGGAAAGTGAGATAAACTTCTCTTTCCCAAGGTATCATATTCTCTAGTTCAGTCAATGAGTATTTATGATGCTGCATCAAGGCAAAATTTATCTTGTAGTATGACTCAAGATCTTCATGAGCCATACTTACCCGAAAAAAGCATTTAATCCCTCCAGAACAATTTCATTTTCAACCTTTGTATTTGGATTCATCACCGTAACAGTATGAGACAATTTTGGCATTGTCTCAAAGAATGTTTCAATCTCTTTGAATTGTTTTGAACTCAACTGCTCAAGAAATTCTCTAAGTTCTTTCTTAGAACAGTCCGATGCTGACCAAGACTCTTCCTCAGAATAGACTTGCTCAATGCAGGAAGAGATTAGATCAAAAGTATTATCTAAGTTTAGCTCTTCGGTGCTGAAATTATTTTTCACAAATTCTTCCATAGATGGATACTTCATCCTCAGAATAAGATCATTATCAAGTTTGATATCTCTATTATGGTTCTTTCCAGTCTCAACTTTGATATCATCTAAGTTGATTGTTACGGGAACTTGGGTAGTTCCATCATCTGGACATGTTACAATAACTTCCACTTCTTCGCCAACAGATTTACCTCTGATGTTCAAAAAGATATATTCAATATCAAATGTAGACAGTTGTTCGATTTTAATTCCTCTGCTTAGGATACAGTTAGAAATAACTTCCTTAACAGCATTTGTGATTTGCTTATCATCTTCGCTTTCCATTGCGATGATAAGAATCTTTTCTTCTCTTACAAGAAAAGGGCGATATCTAATTTTCTTTCCATTAGAAGGAAGTTCCAACTCATAGGTTGGTGTAGATATTTTTGGTAAAGGCATAACAACCCAAAAAGTTCAGTTAAAAATATTTATCTAGGTCCATAGGGGCTATTGTAGACTTGTCCCTTGTTAAGTGCTTCAGCATAAGTCATACCTTCAGGAATAAATCTAACTCCACCAGCCTGAGCAGCACCAGCAGAAACTGGAACATATCTCTGTCCTTCATTACCAGTTGATTGATTTGAATTATCATTTTTCTTATTATCATCAGTTCCTCTGTGAATAGAGTAACTATCACTTCTACCACAAATATATCTGTCGTAACTAAAGCGTACTGATGCTTTTAATATCTCCGATGCATCATATTTCACTACTGTTGATGAAAGATCTCTTGGAAAAAGACCCCAGAAAGTATATTCTATATCTTCTTTATAATCTCTATCAAACTTAATAATTTTTGTTTGGTTTGATTTATAATCTTCTGGATATTCCATCCTAAAATAATAATCATCAGATGCTTTTCTATGTGCGGATCCATTAGAAATGAAGTCCATCCAATGTTCTAAGAACTTCAGAGTTTTATACTCATTATCAACATAAAACTCAAGACCTATCTCAGTAAACAATCTTGTGTGAGCCATATTTTCAACGACTCCCATAAAGTTTCCCTTAATATTCGCAGTAGCAAGAGCACTTCCAGGTAACGAAGCAGAATAGCACAGAAGTCCTGATGTCTCAGTAATAAACCTATAACCAACTCCACGGACATTCAAATGTTGTCTTAAAGGTAATGGTAGACCACCAAAAACAACCTGATAATGTGAAGTTTGCGCTAGATTTGTTAGTGCTGGTTTAAAATCCGATATCCTTCTTGGTCTAGGTGCTGCCACTCTAAATACCTTATACGAGTCTTACATTATTAGTTATTTAGATGGCATATAAGGGAAAGTATCAACCTTCTAACCCAAAAAAATACAAAGGTGACCCATCAAATATAATCTATAGATCATTATGGGAAAGAAAGTTTTGTCGTTACTGTGATAATAACCCAAATATATTAGAATGGGGTAGTGAAGAAATGTATGTGTGGTATAAGTCTCCAGTAGACAATAAACCACATAGATATTTTCCAGACTTTTACATTAAAGTAAAAGAATCAACTGGAAACATTAAAAAGTATATTATTGAGATTAAACCTCTACGTCAAACTGCACCTCCACCAAAACCAAAGAGACAAACTCAAGGTTACTTGCGTGAGGCATACGAGTATGCTAAAAACCAGGCAAAGTGGGAAGCAGCAAAAGAATGGTGTCTTGATAGGGGTTATGAGTTCAGAGTCTTTACTGAGAAAGAATTAGGTATCAAGTAATGCCTAGAAAGACAGTCAAGCAACAAACAACAAAAAGACCCACAGATACGGATACAAATGTAAACCGAGTCCGTGGGATAAGTGATAGTATTATTGGTATCAAAGACCCTGATGATATTATGGTAGAACTCTTAGCAGTTCTAAATGAAGGACCTAAGATACCTGAAGCAGGTAAGATTTATATCTTTGTTTACAGCGCCAAGACAGCATCACTGAACTATGATCAAAACCCTTTTGTTGCTGTTACTGATGTATTCCAGTGGGGTTTTCGTGGTCTGAACTTCCATTGGGGTGAGACCAGACAATATACTTGGAATGAAGTTGCTGGTGGGTTGTATGAAGTCTATCCATCGGAAGTGAAAGATTTGCAGATGATACCTTTTGCTAATTTTCGACTAAATACTTAAAAAACATAAATGGCGATACCCTTAGATGTAATTCCATATCAAGGAAATCAACCAAATTCACCTAAACCTGGAGAGAAAGCAACTGCTCAAAAGGACAAGGTTTTAAGGTATCCATATGCTAGAATCGATAACGACTCTGATTATTTGAGAATTGAGATAATCAAATATGAGTCTCCAGCAATTAACTTAGATTCTCTTTTTGATGTTCCAACAGATCAGAATGTAGAAAATCCAACTGTAAAAATAAAAGAGAAGGCAAACTTTCAATTACCTACGATATCTTCAAAAGTAGAAGAAACTAAAAGAACGAAAGGAATACTTCATACAATTTATCTACCAATACCAGAACAAATAGGTGATACCACACAAATTAGTTGGGGAGAGGGAAAATTAAATCCAGCAGAAGCCTTTGGTATTGGTTTTGGTAATCAATTTCAAGATAATCCAACAGCAGCATTAAATGCTGCCCTAAAGGCGTTGACGGATGGAGTAAGTGGAATTGGAGCTGATTCACAAGCATTGAAAGCCATACAGAATGTTGTTTCCTCTACCGCAATTGGTGTCTTAGGTGGTAACGTAAGTGCTAATGAATTAATTTCAAGAGCAACTGGTCAAGTATTTAATCCAAACCTGGAACTATTATTTGATGGTGTTGGTCTTAGAAATTTCCAGTTTAGCTTTGAATTCTTTCCAAGAAATAAGAAAGAAGCGGAACAAGTCATTCTTATTATTCGTACCCTGAAAGCAAGAATGAGTGCTAAGAAAAACGCAAGTGGAAACTCTAAGATTCAAGGTGTCTTCATTTCCGCTCCAGATCTTTTCCAACTGACTTATATGAAAGGTGGTAAAAACCACCCAATATTGAATAAGTTTAAACCAATGGCTCTGGTAGATCTACAAGTGAACTACACAGGTTCTGGAACTTATTCAACCTTCTGGGATGGAACACCAACTCATATAACAATGTCTTTATCATTTAAAGAACTTAATCCAATATACTTTGAAGATTATAACGAGGAGCAATATAGTGGTCCATATGCTCCAGGTGAAGATCCAGTGAACCAAGGTCATGCTGTAGGTTACTAAAATGAGTTACTTTAGAGAACTACCAGACTTATTCTATCAGTCCCCATTTAAAGATAGAACTTCATCTACCGAATATGTAAGAGTAAAGAATCTTTTTAGAAGAGTCAAACTTCGTGATGACTTACAGAATGTTTTTACTCTATTCAACAAATACCAAATCCAACAAGGAGAAAGACCAGAAACTGTCGCCAATAGACTTTATGGTGACGTATCTTATGATTGGGTTGTTCTTTTAACCGCTGGTATTGTAAATGTTAGAGACCAGTGGCCACTTTCAGATTACGAACTTTATAAGTATGCAGAAAATAAGTATGGTAGTAATCTGAATACAATTAGATTCTATGAAACAACTGAAGTGAAAGATTCTTCTGGAAGGCTTATTCTTCCTAAAGGTAAAGTTGTAGATTCAAATTTCTCAATTCCAAATCCAAATATACCAACAGCAAATTTAAATCCTGTTGGTGGTGTTACTAACTATGAGTATGAAGTAAGACTAAATGAGCAAAAGAGACAGGTCTATCTATTAAAACCAGACTACCTACAACTCTATCTTAGTGATATGAGAAGAATTATGAAGTATGAAAAGTCTTCTCAATATATCAATAAGCAACTTGCTGCTACTGAAAATACTAGAAACACTTCACCACAGTAACTCTAAATTCTTATCAAATATCATCACAATATTCTGCTCGTTGGGTTTCAGGGTGTACGCAAAGGCGTGAAAGTTCAAAGAGTCCTTCTTGCTCATTTCGTGCTAGTCCAAATGCTCCTTGTGCTACTTCTGGGACAGGGAGACCTGTAAAGATACAGACTCCTTTAATACCACCAATATTCAGTGGGCTAAAATCATTGCTCTCATATAAACCGTAGTTATATCCGCTCTTAAATCCTTTAGAAAAGTCCTTAAGATAATGAAACCGCAGAAGTAACTCTGCGGCTTCGGATTTACTTACACGGTCAATGTAATAATCTGTTTTCACTTGAACAGTAAATTAATGTATGCTGCTACAACTAAAAGTATTAGGCAGATTTGATTATACTTCACTCTTCAGCAAGTCGTGCAAAGTAAGAAAGAGTATCATCATCCTCATCTTCGTCAGCAGAAGATACAGTGCGAGTAGGTTGAAGAGAATTCAGTTCTCCACGAAGATCTTCCGTGAGTTCACGGGAAGAACCACGAGTGTATTCTTCTTCTTCACCCTCATCAGGATCTTGATAGCGAGGAGTGCCCTTGTTACCAAGAACATAGTCAAGGCGCTTCTTCAGATCATCATAAGACTTGAACTGATCAGCAGCAACAAGTTCAGCGAGAGAATACTGCTTCTTCCAGATTGCTTCCATCGCATCGTCATCTTCCAGAAGAGCATCGGGACGAGCAAACTCACTGGAGTCGTAGTTACGATAACCAGCAACGTTCTTTGCCTTCAGTTTGAAGTTAGCACCCTGCCAGAAATCGAACGGATCAATTGCTTCCTCATCCTCAAACTCAGGTTGCATCGCAGCAGTGAGTTTGTCGAAGATCTTCTTACCGAACTTATACAGGAAGACTTTACCTTCGTTAGAGGGGTTAGCGGGATCCTTGACCACATAGATGTTAGCAATGTAAGTCAGTTTACGCTTCTGTTTACGTGCCTGTTCTTTACCCACATCAGTGCCGTTGTTCCACAGCATCGTGTTGTGCTCAGACACAGGATCCTTCTGACCCAGAGTGGTCAGAGAGTTCTCAATATACCAACCACCAGGACCTTGGAATGCGTGACTGTAGAGTTTCACGAACGGAAGGTCCTCACCGTTCGGAGCAGGCAGGAAACGGATGACGGCATAACCATTGCCGCTCTTATCACATTCTAGTTTCCACAGGCGCTCATCGCCACTGGAACCGCCATTGTTATTCATTTTTTCGACTTCCTTGACCAGTTTTGCGGTCAGGGAGCCAAGCTTAGATTGCTTCTTAAGGTCTGCGAAAGACATTTGGATTACCTCGGATTAATTGGATTCGGGGGATTACTCGGATAGTATAACAGGGATGCCCTCAGTCGTCAAGATATTGCTTGAGGGATTCGATTGTCTGATTCATACTGTCGAATAAAACTTGCATATCGGTCTCTGGTGGGAATCCCATCAGTGCTACCGATTTGCGAAGATTCTCTTTCATCTCAACCGCCTGTGGGTCATCTGAAAGAGACAATCTAGTATACATGATCCTTTGCTTTTCTAGCAAGGTCTGTAACTTTTCAACGTGTTCTTTCTTGGTTTCATTATCCATTACACCAAAGGTAAGGATACTTCCATAGATTTGTTCTTGAAGATTATTAATTTCTTCAAGTTCTTCTTGAATAATATCGGATTTAAAAAATTCACTCATTGATAATGGACCGCAAAATCTTTCGGTAGTTGAACACATCAATATTTAGGAATGGGGAATATTTTTTCAATTTCAAACTTACGGTTTCCCACACAGGGTCCAGAAGTTTCTTATCAAAATCGTTTGAGAAATGGAATATTTTTTCGTAGATTGTGAAAGTTTCTAGCGATAGTTGCCCGCTTAGAAACTTTTTGAGTATCGGAGGGTGACCTTTGGTACAGTTGAACAAACTCTCTAACTCGTTCTCCGATAACAATTCGTTGCTTTGCTCTTTGAATAAGTAGGTCAAACTCTGTTGACGCCTCATCCACTCTGCGTATGTTCTTTCGCCAGAATTGATAATTTCTCCAATCCATAAGTTTTGTGGGTTGTCTGCGGATACAAAATTTGCAAGTAGAAAGTCTTTGACTTCCTCATCAGAATATTTACGGCTGGTCTTCTCAAACCAGTATTTGTCTTTACGTTTATTGAAAGAAGTCACAGTTGCCCGTGACTTTCCTCCATACTTAAAAAAGTCATATTTACTGTTCGTAAAATGACTTTTCATCGAAAGATAAGTTTGATAAGTTTCAAATGGTGACATAATAAACTTCAAAAATTACTTTCCTCCCCAAGCAGTATATCTTGATTTTTCAGTATCACTCCATTGTCTAGCAACAAAGTCTTTACCAACACCAGTTCCCTCAACTCCCTTTAGTTTTGAAAGAACTTTTGGTGGGGTATAACCACCGCCATATACAGAAGAAATGCTAAATCCAGCTCTTGCTAAATCATTGCGAATTGAGGAACTCATTGCTCTTTCTCCAATCTTATCATCAGAGAAACCTTTTTGTACCCCACCAGAAGGTCTATACATTGGGATATCAAATGCTCTATCAGAATAGTGCCTTGATCCTTTAGAGTGCTTTCCTCCAGAGGTGGAACCAATCTCCCAACCCTGTTTTTTCATCCATGCTATAGCAGCATCTCTAGTCTTTTTATCATCAAACTCCAAATGATCATGATAATTTTTACCACCATGACTTGGATCATATCCTCCGTGAGTTTCGTCACCAGTGATATATCCAGCTTTCATTTCGTTTATTACAGATATAAACTGATTAAACGTTTTCATTTGAAGTTGTCTTTTATGTATTTAGTTTACAGAGGAAGTTTTGCCTTCGAAGTCTTCTTCATAAAGTTGAGACGGATAGCATCCCACTTCAATCTCTCTTTTAATGGTTTTGAGATAAGCTTCGTGACTGATTCTACCTCAAGACTGTTAATTTCACAATAGTGACAGATAGCATCAATGTAGTTGAAGTTTTCTTCAATCACAATCTTCTCAATTTCAAGAGCGAATTTAGAAGGAGTCAGAAACTTACTTTCTATTGCTTGTTCTAGTTCTTTGTTATTTTCCATAGAGTTCCAGTTTATCTCTAACAAACTTTCTAATGTATTCGCTGAGAAGTTTGATGTACTTTGATTTGTCTCGTTCTTCATAGACGACGCATTCTCCATTTTCACAAGCCATGATGATTACAAGTTTTTTAACTGAAATACCAGTCAGTTCGTACAGCATACATCCGTAAGCCATACATTGAACAAAATAGTGTTCGATCCACTCTCGTGGTTTTGGTTTTTTAGAAGTCTTAAAGTCGATTATAGCTAACTCACCGTCATATTCAGCGATGCAGTCAACTGTCCCAGCAATACCTAGTTGCTTACTATATAGGGACCCTTCAAGGGCGTAAATATTATTTATACGATTTAAGTCTGATTTTGAAATTTTAAAGAGGAAATCAGAAATTGGTTGTACTTTTGGTAGTTCTTCATTCTTCAGATGATGTTCTACCAGAGTATGCATGTCTGTACCACGACTTGTTGCTGCCTTCGTGATACGATCTGCTTCTTCATCACCGACTTTCTTTCTCCAGTTGACGAAAATCTCCCTATTAAAATGACTGGTCACCGAAGTGATGGAGACCAGTCTAAGAAGTTCTTCTTCTGTAGGAACTCTGTAATACCTTACACCATCAATAGTCTCCCTCTCAAGTTGAGGGAGATCAATATCAACATGACTGAACATTAAAAACCTGCTTCCATTTTTGCGAGAATGTATTCTTTAACAAGTCCAGAGCGGACAATATCATCAACCCCAAATTCAATTATATCAAAAGAAGGCATTTTACGCAATACACTCATAAAATCATGAATACCATTACGCTCATTTGACTTCTGCAAATCAGACTGAACCGCATCACCACAGAAACAAATTCTAGTATTTTCACCAACACGAGTGATAATAGAGTCTAATTCATGGAAGTTTAGGTTCTGATATTCATCAACAATAATAATAGAGTTATCAAGTGTAGTTCCACGAAGGAACGAAGTACTCCAAAACTTGATTGTTTCTTGTGACTTGAGATTACCATAGAGCATCTCGAAATCAGCATCACTAGGCATCTGGAACATATATTTCACCATATTCTTATAAGGAATTTGGTAAATATCCGCCTTATCTTCATGAGAACCAGGAAGGAACCCAATCTCTCTGGTAGCAACTAGAGAACGAACAAGGTAAATGCGTTCATAAGGTGTATGTTCATTCAATACATCTTGAAGAGCATTATAAAGTGTGATAAAGGTTTTACCAGTACCAGCACAACCATATGCTACTAAATGTTTACCTTCTTGATAGGAATTAAATAATCTTTTTTGATTATCCGTAAGGGGATCAATATCAATAAGGTAATCGGAACTTAGAGGTTTCTTCCTCTTCATCTGCTTTGCAGTGAGACCAACCCCGATAGGTTGCTCTGCAGACGATCTTTTTCTTCTTGCCATTAGATTTTGTTTACTTTAGAACCAGGCATTTTCGCTGCACGGTGCAGCACATCGTTCCATCCAGGATTCTTCTTCCTGAGTTTGTCCTTCCACTCACCCACTTCACCAGGTTGTGGGCAGGTAGAAGGATCAGACCAGTCTCGAATCCATTCTGGATTTTCCACTTTCCACTGGTCCCATTCGTTGACGCTCATCGTCACTTCTTTTTGTTCACCAGTTTCTTTGTGGACTACAGGATATGTTGCCAAAATTTTCACCTCCTAATGATATGAACTTATTTATTGTTTAAATGAGAAGATATTTTCATAATATGATTGGTAAAATCTTCCAAAGATAAATCCCACTTCATCACATTACAAATTTTACAGCAAGGGGTACAATTATCTTCTGTATAACCTTTAGTACTATCAATCCTATCAATTCCAGTATATAAAAAATCACCGCCAGTTTTTGATTGCGATTTTTTTACGGAAGATAATGAATCACCACAATAAGAACAAGATTTTACTACATTTTCTGTAAAAAAATTTACATCAATGTCAAAGTTTAATCCTCTTCTATTAGCAGAAGTTCTATATGTGGAGTATAGGTCGTTTTTTGCGGCTTCACCATAAGATAATTTCCAAGGCATATTTTTTGCCCCTTTTGATTTCCAAGTAGATACATCTCTTTGAGAACATCCACAAGAATATCTTCTTCTTATGTTAAAACTATACATTTCTTTAGTCCCACCACATATAGAACATTTTACTTTCCCTTTAACATGATGACCTGGACCTTTTGCTGGTATTACATCCAATACGGTAAAGTTGCCTATGACATCTCCAACACTAATAGATGATTTTCTTCCCATAGTAGTAATGTATCCAACTACTTATATTTATAATATGGATACATTACAGAACCCATTGATTTTCTACTCCCCCAAGTGCTTCTGTACAGATAGGAAATTGCTCGGCAAAGATTTTTTTACATTCTTTAGCAATATCCATATGCTCTTTTTGCGTTCCATTTTTTTCTCGGAGTGCAATATATGTGATCCAAGACCTGCAACTACCCGCCATATAAAGACGAGTAGGAGTCGCCAGAGGAAGCACAAAGCGAGCAGACTCTTTTGCTACTCCGTGAGCAAGAAGTTCCTTGTAGAGGCGCATACCCTCCGCAAAATGGTCTTGAATCTTACTTTGTAGCGTCAGTTTTTCATATTCGCCAATATCATCAATAGAGTTTTGACGATTCTTGGTATCCTGACGACGAAGATCGGGAACGGGAATATACTCTGAAATCAGTGAAGTATCAGCATAGCGTTGTGAGAACTCTTGATATGTGAAACTACGGTGACGCAAAATTTGAGCTGCGATACCACGATTGGTTTCAATCTCAAGAGTCATAAAACTCTGCTCAAACACAGACCAATGGTTGTGCTTGATGCAATAAGCAAGCAACTTGGAATAGTTTTCGTTGTCTTGATTTGCAGGATTACTGACTCTTGCTACATACGCCATTGTCTTTTCGGCGTCTGGAGTTACACTAACCAGTTTTACAGTCATTTACCAAATCCTTTTGATGTTTTCTTTTCTAAGTCTGCGAGTTGTTCTTTCAACTCACGAAGTTGCACTTTCATCTCACGAATCTTTTCATCGGTATAGAGATGGTCTTGCTTGATGAGACGCTCAAGCAACTTTACAAGTTTTTTAGATCTACTAGTCATTAATCTGCATATCCATCATCATCGTCAAAAATTTCATCGTAGTCTTGTAGACCTACTTTTACTTCCTCATAGTTGAGATAACTCTGAGTATCAGAGTATACTTCAGCTTTGAGAGAATCTACAAGTAATTCAAGATTACGGACGATGAGTTTAAGTTTTTCTTTGTCCATAAGATAGGGTTCTCTCAACTCATTTTACACAAAAAAAGGGAGGTCGTCAAGACCTCCCCATCTTATTACTCACTCAGCATATTTCTACATACCCGTTTACAAGTTTGTTGGTCATCATCACATTCTATTAGACAGTTAAAATAATCATTGACTAACTCCATTTCATCATTACAACGGTCAACTGTTTGCTCAAAGTGTCGCCATTCTGCAAGTTGATTGTAAGAGACAAGGTTGTGCATAATGTCCTCCACGCACAAGGATAATCATAACAAATAATTTTCGCTCATTTGTATGACCTCATTATTCTACCATATGTATATTAGATATGTTACTTAGGATACAAAAATTTATGCCTATTAGAGAAACTTATAGACATAAAAAAAGAGGGAGAGTCAATCTCCCTCAAACTTAAACATTTTTTCAAACCACTCATCTAGATGAATAGTATAACAGGACCAATAATTACAACCCCTGTATGTTAGTTGATAGCAAGCAGGAGGTCTATTGTCCTTATCCATATCATCATAATGATATTTGTAGTTGTCCATTATTTGTCCAACCACTGAACATACATTGATAAAAATACGGTTGTTAAAGCAATCGCAGCAGTAGTTGATACCATGAACTGTACCATTACCTTGCTCCTACTAATTGTGCTAGTTGGGCTTGATGACGACGCTCTTCTTTTTGTTTTTGCTCTTTAATGATTTGCAAGAAGTTTAGTTTCTTCATTTGTGCCCCTCCTTTACATACTTAACACCACGATAGGTTTCGTTGTATTGTTGGGGTTGTTGCATCATCTGTTGTTGATATGCGATACGCTTTTCGGTATCGTATTCAGCACCACGATAAACTACTTTCGACATTGGTTTTCTCCTAAAGAAATGAGATGGTTAGTCCCGTTCCTTCAGTCGGCTTTTGCGTCTATGAAACAACCTTTCTTTGTGACTTGTTCAATTTCTAATATGAGACCAATTTTTTCATGGTCAGTGACGAAGTTACTAGCATTAACTCTACTAATGAGAAGTTGTGCCTGTAAGCAAGATAAAAAGAGTTGCTCCATAGATGAACGATCCGTTCCGAGTACTACATCGTCGTTTTTAACGATGTCCATTAGTTCCCACGCTGCGTCACAACTTATAGTCACAGGATATGGATTCTGTATAAGTCGTGGCGTTGAAACAGAAAGAAGTGGAACCCATGCTAAAAGCAAAAGTGCTTTAGTCATAGGATGAACGTTAGGGGATTATTATACCCCTATTCATCCTATATAGGTCTTATATGTGTGAAAACAGTAACATAAGATACTAAATGGTATCTATATTATACTAAAAAGCGTGAAGATTTGTGAAAACCCTCACGCAAGAAAATTTTGCCGGAAAAATTATTAGCGATATTGGAAACTACTTTCGCTTTTTCTTTTCAGGCACATTATAACCCCATGACTTTGGATTGACTGTACCTTGAGTCCAATCCATTCGTCTTACATCACGATACTTATCCCAATAGTGGTCAAAGATATCAGAGCGAAGACCTTGAACTACATCAAACTTTTCTTCATCATTATCACCATAAGATACTAGATAAGAATCTCTTGGAAGACTCTTATCGTCAGCAAAAGAAGGATCACAATTTATGTGAATAATATTGATACCCTTTCCCATATCAAGAACGATTGCCCCACTGAATATCGGGGAATGCTTCAGCAACATCATCCTGAGTAAGATTGTATTTGTCGGTTAGTTTTTTATCTTTTACAAGACAAATAATCTCTGCTTCAAGTGGGTGTAAACCTTGGAGAAGATTGATAAACATACTTTCTCTACGAATGCTGTTCATACTATCATTACCACCTTTCACAAAGAAATAAAAGTTCTTCGCCTCTTTACGAATAGTAGTTCTAGCCTGCTGATCAGTCACTCCCATTGAGAATGAACCAGTCTCATACATTCTACGTGTCTCTTGACTGATTTTGGTAGAAAGTGTACCAGAGTTTACAGTTTGTTCATCATAAGAGGAATATGGAACTTCCCCTGGTGGAAGAACACTTACAACACTCTCATCAAAGTTCCAAATGAGGATGATCTTAAGAGACATATCCTCATATTTTTTCAGAACTTCGACTTTTTTTGCTTTGGTTTTTTGTTTCGATACTAGATCAAGAACCTCAAAAACCAGTGGATTATTAGGGAGTTCTAGTGAGGTAGAAACCTTAACAGTCCTTGGTTTTGTATTGGTAGTGTTACTCGTCGTCTTCTTCGTCGTTGATTTCGTAGTCATGATAGTTTTCAAAGTTAAATGCAATCACCTCATCTGGAATCAGGTTACCCTGGTTATCGAACATTTCGGGGTGAGGTCTTGGAATCTCCCGATAGTTCATCATATATTCTCTTGCTACCCAACCACCTATAAGTCCCACAATAAGAAACAATACGGTCATGAATGAACCAAAAACTAGACTAACTGCTAACATTTCTTTTGCCTCGGGAAACTACTATTCTTTTCCTTGACTTAAAGGAAAATTCAAAATAGATGGTAACTTCCCGATTCAGAAAGCAAACCATCTTTTCGAAGATGATATGGAATGGTTGCGTTTGCTTTCTCTTACCTCCATTAAGCAGTAAATCAACGCCACGGTTTACGTGACTCTTGTTTTTATTTATGTTATGACTTGATGACTTGTTGTTCTTTGAGGAATCTGATTGTGTCAACGGAACCTCCTAGCTTTTTATCATCACAAATAACCTGAGGGAAGGTAGAACCTTCACCAAATTCAGAATAGAATTCTTCTCTAGTAAAGTCCTCACTAAGAGTATACACGACAAACTGAGTGTTTGTCAACTCTAAGACTTTTTTTACTTTGTCGCAATATGGACAACCTTCTTTTGAGTAAACTGTAAAATTCATTTTTAGTCGAAAAAGAAAATGTGAAAGAGTCGTGAATCTTCTTTGGTTTGACCAAAGTATTTTGATGCTGCGTGAATATTTTGAGCGTCAAAGATGAATAGTCTATTGAAGACATTACCAATAGAGTCAACTAACTCAAACTTGGTTTCATCGTAAAAACCACCAGCAAATACATCATCCGTAAAGTTGGGGTCACCAGTTCTCCTAGCACCATTCTTACTAGCGTAAAGAGAAGTTCCTGTACAATAAGGAGCATCTGGGTTGAGATATATCATAGCAGCCCAGGTTTGACCATCGTGATGATAGACAAGGGCATCTTGTGAGGTACAGTATTGAAAACGACCACACATTCCATGAGACTCCCATTCACGGATTTTGATACCCATGATTTTTTCAAATGCTTCTTTTGTTCCAGGAACGAAGTATTGTTCTTTTGAACGACTTCCTTTGAAATAATTTAAATCTTCAGAAAACTCTTGCTGAAGAGCAAATTCTCTTACAGCATATGGGTTAGCATAAAAATTATCAACAACCCATATAGTTTTCTGCGACTGTCTATTTATTGATGAGACTGGAAGGTATTTCATATCAATTGCATAAGTTTTCACATACGATTTGATGAAGCGATTTTCCATAATCACCGGTATCTATATAATAGTTACTATTGACAAGGAAGTGATATGTGGGAAAAGGATTAACTCTGCTCGGATCAATCAATCTTTCCGTCTGCATCTTCATCATCTGATAATCACCTAAAGTTCTGTAGCACTCAGATAATCCCACAAGATGTTCATTTCTTGGTGGACACCATTCTTCTGCACGAATATAGCAGTCAATTGCTTTTTCAAAATTATTGCAAGTTCGATTCAAGTCTCCCATAGCACATAAAGTAAAATATGCCATCTCATCAATACCAGTTACATATCCAAGTTGATGATAATTAAATCGATAATTCAGATACTCTTCATAATAAAATAAAGCACGACGTGCCATCTCCTGATTATGCGTTTCACCTAAAGGATAAGTACCATAAGCAGCATCATTATAACTTTTAGCAATATACCAGAAGTGATAAACATCCTCTAGCATTGTGTTGTTGGAAATGTGTTGGTTCTCAAGTTCAACAGCATCAGTAAAGAACTTAGTTGGATTTACCCAAGTCCGACCATCGTTAATAATGATGTGTCTAAATCCTCTTGCCAGACTTATTCTTGGAAACTCTTCTCCCGTTGGAACACATCCAGGTTTCAGAATACACTCGTGCCTCTTGTCGTGCCTAAACCTCCAGGGAATTTTTGTATTCCATAGACGGCAACGATACCAAATACAATTATCAGACTGTGCCGTAACATCCCAGGCATCAATTGAAGTATCTTCTAAAACACTCCAATCAAAGTCATCATCAACGTGTAGTTGTTCATCAGCATCAATTCTGAATAACCAGTCACAACCGTGGTCAGTCTCTGTACATTTCTGAACCAAGTCATCACTATTCCAACCAGGATAGTGCCATTCTACATTGTAGGTAAATCCAGGAATACCTTTTTGTTGAAAAAAGTCTTCAACCATCTGTTGAGTGCGGTCGTTACCATTACACTGGATAATCCAATAGTCAATGTGCTTATAACAAGAATTAAGCATTCTCTCAACGACGTGCTCCTCATTTCCAAGCATTACATTGAGACATAGTTTAGTTTTCTTCATGGCGTTAAAATAGAATCAGATAGTCCAAGTTTCTTCAGTTTTTTAGCAGTCTTGATGATGGTTTCATCAATCGTCAGATATTCATAAGTAGCAGTTCTTCCAGTGAATACTGTGTTCTTTTCTGCCTGCATCAGAGGTTCATACAGTCTGAACTGACTGAGATACTCACCAAATATCATTGGATAATATGGATTGTTCACACCATCAACGTGAGGAACAGGATACTCTCTTGTGACAATTGTTGTTTCTACATCCTGTTTATACCAGTAGGAATGGTCAATTGCACGGTTCCATCCATTCTCTTTATTACATTCATTCAGTTGAATATAAAGAGTTTTAGGGCAATAGACGTGTTCAAAATTCAAAGAGCGATAAGTTAATTCGCCAAACTGATAATCAAAGTAATTATCAACCTTACCAGTATAAACCAACAGGTCACACTTGTCTTTCAGTTTTCTCCACTCATCTCTGGGTGTATCCAAATGAACGGGGATACCATCCAGAATGTTTTCAAACATCCGAACAAATCCATACTTAGGAAGACCCTGATACTTGTTATTCACAAAGTAAGTTTCTTCACCAGGATTTCTTACTGCTAGTCGTGCAAGAATACTCTGAGGAAGTTCCTCAAAGGGAGTATTCCACATCTTTTCAGAATAATCCCTGAAGACTAAATCAATAATTTCTTCATCAGAAAGTCGTCGTCCAATAATTCTATCAGACGTATCATTATAAGGAATGGGGATTTTACCCAGTTTAGTATTTGCCCAGACCTTGACTGAGAAATCATTAAACTCCGAAAACTGATGCAACCAGTTCCAGACTTTCTCACTATTAGTATGAATTGCGTGTGGACCATGTGCATGGACAATACAACGGGTCTTTTCATCAATATAGTCGTAGCAATTACCAGAAATATAAGATCTAGTTTCAAATACTTCTACATCCCACCCATTATCTTTTAAAATTCTAGCGGCAGTTGAACCTGCTGTTCCTGCGCCGATTACATATGCAAGTGCCATAAAAATTAAATTGCAAGAATTCCAGGGAAACGTTCTTCATCCTTAATTGCTGTCAACCAAGCAGTGACAACAGGAATATGTGGTGCCATTTCCCAAGTATTTAACCGATACGTTTGAAAGCGAATATCATAGTTTCTAATGAAGTTTGCTAGCTGTTTGTTGGTATAATACCAGAAACTATGTTCATTCCAGAAGCTAACGTGAGTTGGGTCTTGGAATGCACCCCTACCATCAGTAGAAGGAACCTCAATCATTGCCCAACCACCGTGTGCAAGGACCCGATGAATTTCTCTCATTGACTTAACAGGGTCTCTCAGGTGCTCTAGAACATGACTTGCATTCAAAACACCAACACTATTATCAGGAAGTGGGATGCCATCATTCAGGTCACAAGTAATATCAGCACCCTCCTGGTCAATGGTTACATAACCAGGACGAGGATAAAGTCCACCACCAATATCAACTTTCAGAAGTCCACGGTCTTCTGCATCTTTCTCTGCAAGTTGATATCCATACTCATAATAAAGGTCTACGGTCTTAGTTTGAATTTGAGCATTTCTTTCTAGGTAAGTATTGTCACCATAAACCCTATAGATGTAAAGAGGTTTTTGAATATGATACATCTTCGTATTCAGATAGGTTCTTATCATCAACTCGTGGTCATCACATATACTTAATTGAACATTATGCCCACCGATTGATTGATAAACACTCCTTCTCCAAGATCTAACATGGTCAGGAGAATACCAGATGAATGATAATGCCTGACTAGTTGGACGCCAAGAGTTCATCACATAACGGTCTTTACCACGAAAATTGTAGAAGTAGTAAGACCAACCATGCTGCTCATTATAAGGAACAAAGTTATCATCATACACAGCAACATCACTGTACACAAAACCAACACTCTCGTCTTGGTATGCCTTGTTAAGTTCTTCCAGACAGTCTGGTGTGATCATATCATCATGGTCAACTTCCACAAGGACATCACCAGAACCAAGATGGAATGCCTTGCTCTTGTGAAACCCAACGTTAGGATTATTTTCATTACACTCGTAGATCTTTACCCTCCCATCATTCTCAATTTCTGGAGAGAGTTTGCTACGGTTAAACTTACCATTCAACCACAAAATCCACTCCCAGTTCTCATAAGTCTGAGCACACAGACTTTCGTAGAGTTCTTGAAGGTAGGGAGTGTTCTTGTGGGATGGCGAAATAATGCTGAACTTATAATCCATTCAAGTAAAGGTGATATAGAAGTATTATACCTTATGTAGTTGGTTCAGTCAAACTATTTTTTGAAATTTTTGAAACTACTTTTTTTAACTGATCATTCACTAGATATGGTAGTTCAGTTCCCCTCATGTTCTGAATATAAATTTTTCTACCATCAATATATTTTTTACCATTATCTGGTTTGTAAAGACCACCCACTAAAGTTATAGGTAGTTTTTCTATCTCACAATTAACCGCATCTAAATCACAATAAAAATTATCAAGTATACTAATATCAGTCAAACCATAATTTATGGTTGTGACATTCAACTTCTCACTTAACTTAAAAACATCATTATCAAAAAATATCATATTAATCTGGTTTAGTTGGCCAATTCTCGTGATTTAAATCATTAACCATTGGTTTTGGATCACTAATAATAACTGGGAGATCTCGCAATATCTGACGATATGTTGCCCACTCATCTTTCTTTTCTTCTGTTAGTGGGGAATCTGGAGATTGAGTCCAATCACATCTAGATAAAAGACTATCTCTTATATTTCTAAATTCTTTCCAGTAATTTCTTGCTGCTTCCAATGCCAATTCTTCTAAAATTTTTTTCTCCTCATTCTCTTTATTTAATGCCTCAAGTTCAGTATCAATTCTTTCCTTTTCATTATTAAAATCCAAAACTGCCTGTTCAAAAATACCCAACTCCTCAATTCTTTTATTGGGAGATCCATCAATATACTCAATCTCACCCCAGGTATCATACCATTGAACAGCATGAATATTTGACGGAATCCAAGAAAAATCCTGTTCAATATTACGATAAAACTCATTATCAATTCCAATTGTTTTATCACTTGGAATAAGTGTAATTCTCATTCTTCTTTACCTTCTTCTAAGATATTTATAGGTTGATTGAGTGGTGTAATTTGTGCAGGAATAATTTGTTGCTTAAGTGCTTCTTTATAAAGTTCTTGGTTTTGATAGTTTGCTCGCACAACTTCATTCCTAAAACTCTCTACTGCTGCTCCAGTCTGATTTGATTTTTGTGCTATTTCAACTGCCATAAAAGGCATCCAAGTTACTGCACACCCCCACTCATCAACTGGTTCTCCTGTGTTTGGATTAGTACCTCTCATCTGAGTGTACCATGAACACTTAAGACCAATGCAGTCTTTCTTAATAAGTGGACAAAAGTTTCCTGGTTTAATTTTAGCCATATCTAAAAATTATATTATATCAGTATTAGTCTTTAGAAGCAATAATTAAGTCAACATATTGGACAGCAAAGTCCATTGCTGTACCTGTAAAAGATGCTGAACCAGACCAAGATGGATTAGTAAATCCGTGTCCGTGAGAGTTTCCACCACCAGTTGATGTGGTATTTGGGCTGAGACCAACAATTGTACCACCACCGGCAAATCCTTGAGAACCACCTCCACCATTATCAAGCAAAAATTGCCCAGATGTTGATGAGTGGTTGTGGGATGGCATCTCTGAAGTGGTTAGTGTAGTATTACTTACAGAACCGCCAGAGTTAGATCCAGAAACCGAAACAGAACCAGATGGTGTCCTAGAAGCAAATACACTTGTAAATGCGGTCGTACCACCAGAACTTGCAGATCCACTTACTACTCTAAGTGCTTTATTATTATGAGTTGTTTGTTTGGTCCAACCAGTAGGTGCTGCTGTCTGTTGGAATAACATCAAAGTGCCTGATGCAAAAGTTATAGCGCCAGAAGTACCTTGAGATCCAACAGCACCCTGTGCACCTACAGCACCTTGAGCACCTGTAGATCCTTGAGCACCTTGAGTACCTGTAGATCCTTGAGCACCTTGAGCACCTATAGTACCTTGAGATCCTGATGTACCTGCGGTTCCTTGAGCACCTTGAGCACCTGTGGAACCTTGAGCACCTTGAGCACCTGTGGAACCTTGAGCACCTTGAGCACCTGTAGATCCTTGTGCTCCTACTGAACCTTGAGCACCAGTAGCACCTTGAGCACCAGTAGCACCTTGAGCACCTGTGGAACCTTGAGCACCAACTGTGCCTTGTACACCTGTAGATCCTTGAGCACCTACATCACCTTGAGCACCTTGAGCACCTACATCACCTTGAGCACCTGTGGAACCTTGAGATCCTGATGCACCTGCGGTTCCTTGAGCACCAGTAGCACCTTGAGCACCTTGAGCACCTATAGTACCTTGAGATCCTGATGTACCTGCGGTTCCTTGAGCACCTTGAGCACCTTGAGCACCTTGAGCACCTTGAGCACCTTGAGCACCTGTAGATCCTTGTGCTCCTACTGAACCTTGAGCACCAACTGTGCCTTGTACACCTGTAGATCCTTGTGCTCCTACTGAACCTTGAGCACCTTGAGCACCTTCAGCACCTGTAGATCCTTGAGCACCTTGATCCCCTACAGCACCTTGAGCACCTTGAGCACCTGTAGATCCTTGAGCACCTTGAGCACCTGTAGATCCTTGAGCACCTTGAGTTCCAGGTGTTCCCTGCCTAACCCAAGATGTTCCATTCCATATCCATCTGGAGTTACTAGATGTAAAAATATCATTTACTGATGGACTATCTGGAAAGTTTAGAGCCATTATCTAACCACTATATTCCTTTCAAGTTATTTATCTTTTCTTTGAATTCTTAAAGGATTATAACCAATATCATACATAAAGTCAAATAAAAAAAGAGAGTATAAAACTCTCCTTTTTTAACCACCAACTCACCTCTCCCACCACAGAGAGGGTCTTCATTCCCAAAGATACAAGGAATCTTGAAGACCTTAAAGAGAACGTACACCCATCATCAAAGATTAGTTAACCAAATGTTTTCAGCAAGTTTTGCTTCGCCAGTTATAATTGCAGATTCTAGATCTGAAATATCTTCTCCAGAATCTACAATTTCTTGGTCAGTAACAACAAGTTTAAGGTGTCCAACATTACGATCAATATTAGATTTTAAGTCTTTGGAGGGCGTTTCTCCACCATCTAATTTTTCAATAGCATCTTCAATCACCCAAACACTATCTTTAGCTACAGTAATTGTTTGCAAAATTTGTTCTTGAGTTCTTGCCATTTTTTAAGCTCCTATAAAGTTTTTTGAATCTTCAAAGACCTGATTATTTGCATTTATATTCAATTCAATATCTTCATAATCAATTGATTCAAGATCTCTCCAAAATTCAAGTCCTTTACATCTTGATAAGATTTCATCGGAAAGAATTTCTTTTGGAGATAAAGAAGTTTTTTTCAACTCCTTTCTAACATAATGCATATCACTTAAACCATAAGTAGAGGCATCATTTTCCTCATTAATGTTAATAAGATTATCAAATTCGTGTTCATAATATTCTTCATCAAGAAACTCATAAATTTTCTTCATTGTTTTTTCTGGAAAACTAACAAGATCATCATATTCAACAAAATGCAAATATTTTTCCTGCCCTTTCGTTAGTACATCACGAATTCCCAAATAACTTTGTCCAAGAATTCCAGATTCACTTACAAGAAATTCACAACGATTATCATCCGTTAATAAAATATTAGATTTAACTAACATATCATCAATAAAGTTTATTTTTCCATTTACTTCATATGGATTACGACGATGCATCGAAATAAAAGATGCTAAAATTTCATCAATGTTTCTAACAGGACAAATAATTTTTGGTGTAATTCCCAAGTAACCTTCAATGTAATGAATTCGATTTACCCAAGATCTATTCTTGTCAAAAATTACTGGTTTTTTTACATCAAAATAATATTGATGAATAATATTGGAAATAATCATTGATGCTTGTTCTGGTTTTGGATATGCCAAAAACAACTCGTCCTGAGACAATTGTTGTTCTAACATAATCATCAACCCAGTCACAGGAGAACTAGGACCAGAATAAAACCTTGGATTTTGATTTAAAATGCTAGATAAAATTGTACTTCCAGAGCGAGGAAGTCCCGCCATAAAATAATAAGTTTTTTGCACTGGTTCTACCATAGACTTAATTTACTGAGCATCAACGGATTTAACAATTTCATTAAAATCAAACAGTTCGGTTCCCTCTTCATAAGGATACTCAACTTCATTACCATCAAAGTCAAAATCAAAAAGATAACTCCCCGGTAATTTAAAATCATATGGAACTGTTGTGGAGATATTATCATGCAGATCATATCCAAATACTTTTGGACTAGTCCCATTCCAAAGAACTGTTGATTTTTTATTTAGTGCGGCAGCAGCATGTTGAACACAAGAATCAATTAAGATTCTTTTTTTAGCATGAAGAACAATACTAAAGTATTCCATCAAAGATAAAGATTTTTCTGGTGTTGCAAAAATGTGCTCGACACCTTCTAGTTTTGGCGAATTAACTTTTGTAAGTTGAATAATATGATATTCAGATTTATAATAATCTACAAGTTTTTCTGCAAGATCAAATGGCATATCTCTTGTCCAAGAATATGGTTTCGAATCAGTGGTCATAACTCCACCGTTAGTATGAATAATCATAACTGGTTTTTTTCGTTTCCAAACTTCTCTGGATATATTTTGTTGAAGTTTATTAAATCTTATTTCTGGTCTTTCTCTAGAATATTTAATACCATACATATCACACCAATTCTCAATTAAACGTTTACGTTTATGAATATGATTAGTTGTATAATATGGTTCATTATGAAATAGAATAGAATCTTTATCTTGAATATATTCTTGATAAAAATACTGCGTTGTTCCTATGGTATAAACTCTATGAACATAAGGAAGATTTATAAAAATATCTGCATATGCACAGACTATAACTAATTTACGATCTGGGTGATTTGCTTTAATTGCTTTTGCTACTGCGGTGGCCGCAATATGTTTTCCAATACCACCCTGCACATGAAAAATACTATATTTTGATTTCATAAATGAATGATTAACTTGAATGGGTCTACTTATAAAATATTATTATCAATTTATGGTGCATTATATTATATCATCTCTTTTTAAAACTGTCAATCCATTATTGTTTGTTTTATACTTATAAAATTTCCAGTGTGGATTCTTCATTACAAACTCAATAACCGCAGATAACAATCCTTTATCATCTTTTCCATCTTCTCCTTTAAGACCAAATGTATATGTGTCATGAAATACAATATATTTTTGTGCCTTGTTTCCGTGAAGATTTAATTCCCGTTTAAGTTGATCATATATGTGAAAAGTATCAATAAACAATAAATCAGTCTCTTCAATTTCTATATCGAGAACATCTGCTTGAATATATTCCGCAGATTTTCCTTGTCGTTTAGCAAGATCAAAAAGTTTTTGAACATTTGAATCTAATATGATATCAAAGGAAAAAAGTTTAGCATTAGTGTTTAAAAATGCTCTAGTACTAACTCCTGTTCTAACTCCCATTTCCACTACGGTCTTACATTCTTTTGCTAATTCATAAAGTTCATGAACATTTTCGTTGATATCACTTGGTATTTTCCTTGCTCTTTGATACTCTAAATCAAATACACCTGATTTTATATTTTTATCTTTACGTTGATGTTCATAAAGTTTTATCATATTGTGTGGGATTTCCCAATTTTTTCCATTGATAAAATGATCATATGATATCAAGTTTTTTGAATCTAATTCAATTCTTTTTGAAATATCACTGTCGGGGTCTTCAAACTTTGTAAGTGTTTCCGAAATAGTTCCTTTAATTTTATTTGAATTAATCGCGTAAATGTTTTTTGCATATTGTACAAAAAAATCATCACCATACCAAACTTGATATAGAGATGGTATAACTTTATATGATTCTCTTAACATAAACATACAGATTCCGAATGCCCACGACTGACCTCCAATAGGTTTTGTGGGATCATAATTTAATTTTACAATCTCTTCTTTTGTATCAATATAATCATCAATTTTATAATTATTTTGCCTTCCCTGTAAATTTACACCAATCAAATCTCCATTTGAAAGATTAAAATCAATAATCATATCAAATATTTCTGATGACACTTTAATATCATCATTTAATATTCCAATAATTTTAGATTTTGATCGAAAATATCCCTCATTCCAAGCAGGATTTACAAAAATATTTTTACCATATGAAATAATTTCAATTTTTGAGTGATTTAAAATCTCATAAGATGGTCTTTTTAATTTATTATTGTCAACGATAATAATTTTGTTAATTGAGTTATGACTTACATAAGTTTGCAAAGATTCTTCAAATTTATTTGCAAACCACATTGTTGGAATAATGAGATCGATCATAAATTATAACTCTTTTCAAAATTTCCTTTATATATTTTATTTCCAATATGTGATACTGTGTGTTTTGGATTTAACCAAATATCATATCCCAATTCCTTTATTTTTCTAGTTAATGCGACATCCTCTCCGATAAAACTTCCATTTTCAAAGGTATATTCACAAATATTTTTTAAAGGACTGTTACGAAATAGTAATTCTGTGTTTGTATTCCACAAATCAATAATAACCTTACGAGTCAATTTAAGAAATCCTGTCCCACATTTTTCAATTTTAATATATCCATCGGTATCTTTTTGAATGTCATTATTTAACCATACATTATATTTAATTTTTTTATCTTCCTTATTCACAACAGGTATTGTTATAACATCCTTTTCAGATTGAATAATTTCAATTAATGCTTTTTCATCCCAATATTCATCATCATCAATAAACACCATTACATCATAATTATCAGTATAAGATAATTTAAATAACTCATTTCTAGCCATTGGAAGAATACTTTCATTAGCTAAAAAAACACATCTAATATCTAAGTCATTTTTGATTCCTAATTTAATAGATTCACATAAACTGTGAACAAAATAAGCATCAACTTTTTGATCAAGGCATGGTGTAGCAATTAAAACTTTTTTCATATATTCTCACGTATCATACAGTATGTATGAGACTATTATATCACGAATTTTCCAATATATCCAATCTTGATTTTAATACATCAACTTCCTCTGATAATTCCTTCACTGCATTTACAAGAACTGGAATCATATGATCTGATGTCAGTTTGAGATGCTCTGGATCATTTGAGTCTACAATAACAGGATTTTCTCCTTCTGCTTCAAGGACATTCTGGGCACTGAATCCATACCTACGCTTTCCTTCTATGTCCTTTAATTCATCAGTATCACGGTCCTTAAAGGCATATTCAATTGGAGTAATATTATGAAGGAAACCTCTACCATGAGGAACAGGTCCAAAAATGCACTTGTCACGGCAATCAGAAACTGCTGTCCAAGCAACCTGGATAAGAGCACATGCATGACTGTTGTTACCCATAATGATGTAATTGGATTCTGTTGTAACATTACAAAGTCCTGTAGAACCCGTTCCAGCATTTTGTCCGAAGAAAAGATTATTAGTTCCAGTGGTGTTGCAGTAACCAGCATTACGTCCAATAAAGGTGTTGTTGCATCCACTGGTGTTGCAGATACCAGTATAAGCTCCAATGAAGATGTTAAAGGTTCCACTGGTGTTGCGGAATCCAGCACATTGTCCAATGAAGTTGTTAAAGGCTCCAGTGGTGTTGCATTGACCGGCACTAAATCCAATAAAGTTGTTATTGGATCCAGTGGTGTTGCTGAAACCAGCACATCGTCCAGCAAAGAAGTTAAAGGATCCACCGGTGTTGCAGTAACCAGCACTAAATCCAATAAAGTTGTTATTGGATCCAGTGGTGTTGCCGAAACCAGCATAAGCTCCAATGAAGGTGTTATTGGATCCAGTGGTGTTGTTGGATCCAGCAAGTCGTCCAATGAAGTTGTTGCAGGTTCCAATGGTGTTGGATTGACCAGCATTAGATCCAAAGAAGTTGTTGTTGGCTCCACTGGTGTTGCATCGACCAGCAAATCGTCCAAAGAAGTTGTTGTAGGATCCACTGGTGTTGCTGAAACCAGCACATTGTCCAGCAAAGAAGTTATGAGTTCCACTGGTGTTGCATCGACCAGCATTAGATCCAAAGAAGTTGTTGTTGGCTCCACCGATGTTGGATTGACCAGTATAAGCTCCAATGAAGTTGTTATTGGATCCAGTGGTGTTGCTGAAACCAGCACATCGTCCAATGAAGTTGTTGCAGGTTCCAGTGGTGTTGCTATAACCAGCACTAAATCCAATGAAGTTGTTGTTAGTTCCAGTGCTGTTGTATCGACCAGCATAATTTCCAATGAAGTTGTTGTAGTTTCCAATGGTGTTGCGGAATCCAGCAAATCGTCCAAAGAAGTTGTTGTTAGTTCCAGTGCTGTTGCATCGACCAGCACATTGTCCAATGAAGTTGTTGAAGGATCCAGTGGTGTTACAGGCACCAGCACCTTGTCCAATAAAGTTGTTATTGGATCCAGTGGTGTTACAGGCACCAGCACATTGTCCAGCAAAGAAGTTAAAGGATCCACTGGTGTTGGATTGACCAGCACAATAACCAGCAAAGAAATTATTGAGTCCAGTGCCACCAGTTCCTGCTTCTGAACTGTAAATGGTCCCACAAGAACCACTTAAAATGAATTCTCCACCGCCACCGACACCCCCTCCTGCAGGTCCTTGAGCACCTTGAGCACCAGTAGCACCAGCGGTTCCTTGAGCACCTTGAGCACCAGATCCAGTGGCACCTTGAGCACCTGTAGATCCTTGAGCACCTGTAGATCCTTGAGCACCTTGAGTACCTGTAGATCCTTGAGCACCTGTAGATCCTTGAGCACCTTGAGCACCTTGAGCACCTTGAGCACCAGATCCACTGCCACCCTCTCCTGCAGGTCCTTGAGCACCTTGAGCACCAGTAGCACCTGTAGATCCTTGAGCACCAGTAGCACCTGTAGATCCTTGAGCACCAGATCCAGTGGCACCTTGAGCACCTGTAGATCCTTGAGCACCAGTAGCACCTGTAGATCCTTGAGCACCAGATCCAGTGGCACCTTGAGCACCTGTAGATCCTTGAGCACCTGTAGATCCTTGAGCACCTTGAGCACCTGTAGATCCTTGTGCTCCTACTAAACCTTGAGCACCAGTAGCACCTTGAGCACCTTGAGCACCAGATCCACTGCCACCCTCTCCTGCAGGTCCTTGAGCACCTTGAGCACCTTCAGCACCAGCGGTTCCTTGAGCACCTTGAGCACCAGATCCAGTGGCACCTTGAGCACCTGTAGATCCTTGAGCACCTTGAGTACCTGTAGATCCTTGAGCACCTATAGATCCTTGAGCACCTGTAGATCCCTGAGCACCTTGAGCACCAGATCCAGTGGCACCTTGAGCACCTGTAGATCCTTGAGCACCTTGAGCACCTTCAGCACCAGCGGTTCCTTGAGCACCTTGAGCACCAGATCCAGTGGCACCTTGAGCACCTATAGATCCTTGAGCACCTGTAGATCCCTGAGCACCTTGAGCACCAGATCCAGTGGCACCTTGAGCACCTTGAGCACCTTCAGCACCAGCGGTTCCTTGAGCACCTTGAGCACCTGTAGATCCTTGAGCACCTACATCACCTTTATCACCAGTCCTAGCAAAGGTGATGATAACGTCTTCACTATCACTGAATGAAGAAGCACTACCAGATACATATCCACAACTGACTGTGAAGTATCCAGTGTTCTCAGTCACACTAGAGATAGTGAACAGAGCAAAGTCGTCAGCATTCAGTCTATTAGAAATTCTAAAGTGACCCTTAATAGTAGAAGTAGAGTCATCAATAGTTCTTAAGAATGACTGAATATCTGTAGAGTTATCGTCAACATCATCAATGTATAGAACCGTAGCAGATGAAACTGTAGCGTTATTGAGCTTTAGTATTCCAGTTCCTGGGTCACTAGCAGTAATGTTTGTAGAGAAAGTATAGTCAAATGTAGCGCCACCGAAGTTACCATCAGCTCCTTGTGCTCCAACAGCACCCTGTGCACCTTGAGCACCAGCAGTTCCTTGAGCACCAGCGGTTCCTTGAGCACCTTCAGCACCAGTAGCACCTGTGGAACCTTGAGCACCTTCAGCACCAGTAGCACCTGTGGAACCTTGAGCACCAGCAGTTCCTTGAGCACCAGCGGTTCCTTGAGCACCTTCAGCACCAGTAGCACCTGTGGAACCTTGAGCACCAGCAGTTCCTTGAGCACCAGCGGTTCCTTGAGCACCTTCAGCACCTGTAGATCCTTGAGCACCTTCAGCACCTGTAGATCCTTGAGCACCAGCAGTTCCTTGAGCACCAGCGGTTCCTTGAGCACCTTCAGCACCCTGAGCACCTTCAGCACCTTGAGCACCTGTGGAACCTTGAGCACCAGCGGTTCCTTGAGCACCTTCAGCACCCTGAGCACCTTCAGCACCTTCAGCACCTTGAGCACCAGTAGAACCTTGAGCACCAGTGACACCAGTAGAACCTTGAGCACCGGTGGCACCTATTGAACCTTGTGCTCCATCAGCACCTTGAGCACCTGTGGCACCTGTGGAACCTTGAGCACCAGTGGCACCTGTGGAACCTTGAGCACCGGTGACACCAGTAGAACCTTGAGATCCATCAGCACCTTGAGCACCAGCAGTTCCTTGTGCTCCAGTGGAACCTGTAGATCCTTGTGCTCCAGTGGAACCTGTAGATCCTTGTGCTCCAGTGGAACCGGTAGAACCTTGTGCACCTGTATCTCCTTTATCACCAGTTCTAGCAAATGTGATAATTACATCAAGGTTATTGGTAAATGATGTCGTAATACCAGAAACATAAGAAATAGGAACTGCAAAGTAATTTGTATATTCAGTATGAAGACCTACAATTGAAAATAATCCAAAATATGCAGTATTTCCTTTTTGTGCAATTGTGAAATGTCCCTTAATATTAGAAGTTGAATCATCAATTGTTTGTAAATAACTTGTAATATCTACATTATTATCATCATCATTATGAATATAAAGATAACTTGCTGTTGTTATTCCAACTTGATTTAATCTTAATTTACCTTGTGTTGGATCGCTATCTACTGTTGAACTATCAAATGTGTAATCAAAAGCAGCACCACCAAAGTTTCCATCAGCACCTTGAGCACCTGTAGAACCTGTAGATCCTTGTGCTCCTGCCGTACCTTGTGCACCAGCAGTTCCTTGAGATCCTTGTGCTCCTGCTGTACCTTGAGCACCTGTAGAGCCTGTAGATCCTTGTGCTCCATCAGCACCTTGAGCACCTGTGGAACCTGTGGAACCTTGAGCACCTATAGAACCAGTAGAACCTTGGGCACCAGCATTACCTTGTGCTCCAGTGACACCTGTGGAACCTTGTGCTCCAGTGGCACCTGTGGAACCTTGTGCTCCATCAGCACCTTGAGCACCTGTGGAACCTGTGGAACCTTGAGCACCTATAGAACCTTGTGCACCGGTAGCACCTGTGGAACCTTGGGCACCAGCATTACCTTGTGCTCCAGTGACACCTGTGGAACCTTGAGCACCAGTAGAACCTTGAGCACCAGTGACACCAGTAGAACCTTGAGCACCGGTGGCACCTATTGAACCTTGTGCTCCATCAGCACCTTGAGCACCAGATCCAGTGGCGCCTTGAGCACCTTGAGCACCTTCAGCACCAGCGGTTCCTTGAGGACCTTGAGCACCAGCGGTTCCTTGAGCACCAGCGGTTCCTTGAGCACCAGCGGTTCCTTGAGCACCTTGATCCCCTACAGCACCTTGAGCACCAGCGGTTCCTTGAGCACCTTCAGCACCAGCGGTTCCTTGAGCACCTTGAGCACCTTCAGCACCAGCGGTTCCTTGAGCACCTTGAGCACCTTCAGCACCAGCGGTTCCTTGAGGACCTTGAGCACCAGTAGCACCTGTGGAACCTTGAGCACCAGCGGTTCCTTGTGCTCCAGTATCACCCTTATCACCAGTTCTAGCAAAAGTAATAATAACGTCTTCACCATTGGAGAATGATGTAGCACTTCCTGAAACGTATGAAGAACTTACATCAAAATATCCAGTGTTCTCTGTTACTGAAGAAATAGTAAACAGAGCAAAGTCTGAGGCATCAAGTCGGTTTGAAATTCTAAAGTGACCCTTAATAGTAGAGGTAGAGTCATCAATAGTTCTCAAGAACGACTGAATATCAGTTCCATTGTCGTCAGTATAATCAATATAAAGGTTTAGTGCTCCAGAGAAAGGAGACTCACTAAACTTCAGAGTTCCTGTTCCTGGGTCGCTATCGGTAGTATTTGTAGAAAATGTATAGTCGAAGGTAGCACCACCAAAGTTTCCATCAGCACCCTGAACTCCTTGAGCACCAGTAGCACCTGTGGAACCTTGAGCACCTTCAGCACCTTGAGCACCAGCGGTTCCTTGAGCACCTTGAGCACCTTCAGCACCTTGAGCACCAGCGGTTCCTTGAGCACCTTGAGCACCTGTAGATCCTTGAGCACCTTGATCCCCTACAGCACCTTGAGCACCTTCAGCACCTGTAGATCCTTGAGCACCTTGAGCACCTGTAGATCCTTGAGCACCTTGAGCACCTGTAGATCCTTGAGCACCTTGAGCACCTGTAGATCCTTGAGCACCTTGAGCACCTTCAGCACCTGTAGTTCCTTGAGCACCAGCGGTTCCTTGAGCACCTTGAGCACCTTGATCCCCTACAGCACCTTGAGCACCTTCAGCACCTGTAGATCCTTGAGCACCAGCGGTTCCTTGAGCACCAGCGGTTCCTTGAGCACCAGCGGTTCCTTGAGCACCAGCGGTTCCTTGAGCACCTTCAGCACCTGTAGATCCTTGAGCACCTTGAGCACCTGTAGATCCTTGAGCACCTTGAGCACCTTGATCCCCTACAGCACCTTGAGCACCTTCAGCACCTGTAGTTCCTTGAGCACCTTCAGCACCTTGTAAAGCCGCAGTTTCAATTGATTCCCATTTAATTCCAGACCCCGTTGAAATTAAAACAGAAGAAGCTGCACCAACATTACCAAAATAATCTTTTAAAGTTGAATTAAATTTAACACTATCAACAAATGTAGAGACACCTGTTATATTAATCCCGCCATTAGATACACTAATCCCACTATCCGAAGTAATAATACCGGATGAATTAATATTTCTAACAGAAATTAAATCTCTTTCAGTAAATTGGACTGCTCCAGCAGCAAGTCTAACACCATTAGGAACTTGCGTAGAACCAATACCAACGGCATAGTTTGATAACCAAGCATCAGTTCCAAGTCCAGAAAATTCACCCGCCTTGAACCACATAATCTTTTTATATGTGGTAGGCGTAGTTTCAATACCAGCAATAAAAAGATTAACTAGTGGAGAACCTTCAGTTGATGCAACAGCAATACCACCATGATTTGCAGTATTATCATTAGAAGCATCATTACCAAATGCATCAGTTCTAAAACCAAGAACAATATCTGGATCATAAATTTTTAATTCACTTGTAAGTAATGTCGCTGTTGTTCCACCAATAGTAATGTTTCCGTTAACATTTAAATTACGATTGACTTGAAGATCTCTTGTAACTTCTATATCCTGTGGTACTGTGAATTGATTTGGAATACTTAATGTTGGTGTCGAACCTTCACCAGTGCCACCAGTTATGGTAATTTGATTTGCAGTTCCTGTAATATCTCTTACATAATCTCCAGTCGTATCGGTTCCCAATCCAACTGAATTTGGTTGAATAGTTGCCGCTAATGAAACATTTCCAGTTCCATCAAAACTGATCGCTGATGCAACAACGTCTCCTGTAATTTCAAATGTTCTTGAGTTCTGAAGTGCTGTTGCAATACCCGCAGTAGTTGCATAAGTTGCTATACCTGCTGATGTGGAATATGTAGAAATACCCGATACATCAGCATAATCTGCAGTTGCAGCATTGCCACTTATATCAATATCATAAGATCCAGATAATCTAGAGGCATTAATAGTTCCAGTAGTAATATTTGCAGCATCAGAAAGATTTGTTGCTGTTGTTGCAGTTCCAGTTAAATTACCTACAAAACCACCTGCTGAAGTGGTTACTCCTGAAACATTAACTTGCTGAAATTCAGCATTTCTATTTGTTCCTATTCCTAGCGATACAACACTACTACTAGATGTCCATTCTACAGAAGATCCTGTAGAAACTAAAACGGATCCAGCTACTCCAACCTGATTATTATAATCGTAAACCTTACCACGAAGTCTTTCTGGTTTCTTACCGAAATATGCCATCTATCTTACCCCTAAGTTTGTTCTAGAATACTCAACATTACATCAATACTGGAAGATATATTGGAAAATACCTGCAATTTATCACCGGTCTCTAAAATGATTTTATTGCCACCATTAAACTCATAAAGAGATCCATCTGAAAGTTCTAAACTTTTAGCAAGATAAACTGTATCAGAAGCACCTGCCTTGTCTACAAGAACATTAGCATTTATAGGATATTCTACTGTGTTTACCAAACACAGTCCCACAATTACGGATGTAGTCGCGCCGGGAACAGTGTAAATATCACTTGCAGCAGTTCCTACATTTGCTTTAGTATAACTTTTAAATAAATTTGCCATTTTTATTATCCTAGTGCGATTGCAAGTGCAAGTGCATCATTACTTGCTGTGGTAAGAACACTAATTCCATCAATTTTAAGATCTGTCGAACTATTTATATCTCCACCAACATCTAATTTATATGTAGGTACAGTGGAATTTATTCCAACTTCACCACCAATAGATGTGGTAATAACTGTCCCAGCTGCTCCAACATTTAAAGTCCCTTCAATAGTACCAATACCACTATAGGAAACATTAGTACCAGATAAGTAATCAATAGTACCAGTTGTTACATCTAAAGTGCTTATGGTTACAATACCAGAAACACTTAACTGGTTGAGAGTACCAACAGATGTAAGTGAAGAATTAACTATACCAGAACCAAGTGTATTTGATGAAAGAACATCTGTTCCATTGATTTTAATAGTGCTAGTATTAATTCCTATTCCACTGACTCCACCAATTTTAAGATCCGAAGTGTTTTTATCGAATGTGAAGTTAGAAGATGCTCCAAGAGTTAAATTATCATTGAAAATAACTTCAGTATTAGATCCAGCAGATGCAGTACCGTACCGATAATCAAGATAATTCCATGATGTGGTTCCTAAACCAACTTTAATTCTTCCAGTATCTAATTCTAAACCCAACTCACCTTCAGCAAGCACTGGATTGGCATTTGTCCAGTCTGCAGAACTTCCTCTTCTAATTTGAATTCTAGTTGCCATTTTTTTTAAATGCCTCCTCCATTAACATTTTCTATTCCACCATAATTTGATGATGGCGATCCACCATCAAGATTTCCTTGCAAATCTATAACAACTTCTGTTATATTACCTACAATAAACGCAGAAACACCAGTTCCAACAAAATTAAGAGTCGTACTTGCAGATCCAACTTGTATTCCTTCATCTTGAATTGCAATACCAGACCCAACAGCAACAATCCCAGTTAGTCCAGATCCATCACCGACAAATGCACTAGCTGTTACTACTCCACTTACATTTACATCACCAGAAACAGTCAGTTTTGATGTTGGAATTTCAGTTCCTATACCAACATTAGAAAGAGTATGTATTCCTAATACGGTAGATGACCAATAGGATTCACTACTTCCACCAGAACCAGCAGAAGGTGTAGTCCAACTAACTCCAATTCCAGTTGAAGTAAGGATTGATCCGGCAGCACCTACAACATTATTACTATCATATAATGCACCACGAATTCTTATTCCCCCATCAATGTCCAATCTTTGTGTTGGATTTGTTAATCCAAGACCGACATTACCTGAGGTAAAATAAGTATTATATGCAGTGCTGCCAATCCCAACACTCCAAGGATTAACTGCTATTACGGTGACACCTAATCCTGTTGATGTCTGATCCTGCTCAAGATAAAGTTTACCGTCATATGTGTTAATAGCTAACTCACCAAGAGATAGCTGACTTTCAGTAGGAACTTTACCAGGCGTAGCACTACGCCTAATTATAATCTTAGGATCTGCCATTACTAGATTCGGTATTTACCTTAATAGCAGTATATACTGCTCCTTATATTTATTAAGAAAAATTATTTCTTCTCGGACGATATTTAAATAGGTTTACTGGTGGATCTGGTTTCATCCACTCTTCTATTTTATTGATCCTTTCTTCACTATAAAATTCTTGCTGAACATACCACAGTTTCCAATGCTCGTACCCCTTATCTTGATTACAGGAGTGACAGCAGCAAACTACATTCTTTGTGAAGTCCATTCCACCTTTGGACTGTGGAACAATGTGGTCTATTGTGAGATTTTCTCCTGATCCACAATAAGCACATTGATGATTCCATTGCTCTTTTATATGTTTCTTCCACATTCGTTTTGCCTCTCCAGAACTTGTTGTGTATAGATTAAACAAGTATTCTTTTGGAGAGTGTAGAGGTCCCATAAATTACTGCGACTTATCTATATTTATTCTCTTACATGCTCCTCGTGCCCATGCCCGTGCCATACTATCTACATGAGAGCAAAGTTTACCAGACTCACCACAATAAGGACACTTGGAATCCTTTGGGTCATTAGGGTACGAAAACTTTGGCATCGCTCTGGTTTAATTGTTTTTGATTTTCAACACCAAACGCATCATCAAATTCTTCATATATTTCCTTCCAAGAACCACCAACACCACCATCCATATTGACGACAATCTCATTGGTTGGAAGTGCCTTTGGAGTTTCAATATCTATTACCTGGTCCATCAGCACCTTGTTTTTTACAATCTCACGATTTGGTCCGTCCAGACTCATCATCATTCTTGCATCTTCAAAACTACCACAGTCACAAATTTTTTTATGAGTTCTTCTTTCTCTTACTGTAAAGTGCTCGTCATTATACTTTTTCATTATTAGGTTGCGAAGGAACTACTGGACTTCTACTTTTATTTTTAATTACAATGAAGGCATCATTCTGATAGGAAATTGTTCCGTATGGTTTTGACCACTTTGGATTTGCACTTTCGGTTTGCTTAATACCACTGAAAGCAACTCCACCGATTTCAACAGCAATATCATCATCAGCAGTCCATTTCAATTTTTGAAGAGCACTATTAAGATGTTCTACCCAATCAGCACTTCTCATTACATTTTCCTCAGGTTCAAGGTTTCCGATCATCTGGTTTTTCTAGTCTCTCTTCATTATACTTCTTTTTTGGCGGTCTGTAAAGATTTGGCCAAGTATCCCGTATTATCTCTGCGAGTTTGTATGGTGTTTCCGTTGTTATCATTCCAGTGTCTTATTGCGTTTGCTACGATTGCGATATTTGTAATCAGGTATGTGATAAAAATAAGGGTGCGTATAATAGCAATAGTATCAGACTCTCTATCGTTTTTACCTGACTTCTCGCCAAGTGCTTTTGCCCACAAACGCCAGAGTGTTTTTTGTTTCTTCATAGAGTTAAAAAAAGACCCCTTTGAGGGGGGGTCTTGTATTATACGACATATTTAGAGAGCATTCCCTCTTGGGAGAACCTCATCTGGAAATACAAAATTTTCATGAATCTGATCCACAGGAGCCATCCAAGCACGCAAGCCCTCGTTTAATAATATATTCTTCGTGTAGAAAGTTTCAAACTCTGGATCTTCTGCCGCTCTAACTTCCTGAGATACAAAATCATAAGCTCTTAGGTTAAGAGCAAGACCAATGATGCCGATAGAAGAAGTCCAAAGGCCCATAACGGGTACAAAAAGCATAAAGAAATGCAGCCAACGTTTATTAGAAAAAGCAATACCAAAGATCTGGGACCAAAATCTGTTGGCAGTAACCATTGAATAAGTTTCTTCTTCTTGGGTAGGCTCAAACGCTTTGAAAGTATTTGATTGATCACTGTCTTCATAAAGTGTGTTCTCAACTGTTGCACCGTGAATAGCACAGAGTAGTGCTCCTCCTAGTATACCAGCAACTCCCATCATATGGAAGGGGTTTAGCGTCCAATTGTGGAAACCCTGAAGGAACAGAAGGAACCTGAAGATAGCAGCAACACCAAAGGAAGGTGCGAAGAACCAACTGGATTGACCCAGAGGATACATCAGGAATACGCTGACGAACACAGCAATAGGACCTGAGAATGCGATTGCGTTATAAGGTCTGATACCAACCAGGCGAGCAATCTCAAACTGGCGAAGCATGAAACCTATAAGGGCAAAGGCTCCGTGGAGCGCCACAAAAGTCCAGAGTCCCCCAAGTTGGAACCAACGGACGATATCTCCCTGAGACTCTGGACCCCAAAGTAAAAGAAGAGAATGACCCATAGAATCTGCAGGCGACGACACAGCAGCTGTAAGGAAATTAGCGCCCTCAAGGTAACTAGACGCCAACCCGTGGGTGTACCAGCTTGTAACAAACGTCGTGCCAGTAAGCCAGCCACCAAGGGCAAGATAAGCAGTGGGAAAAAGTAGTAGTCCAGACCAACCCACAAATATGAAGCGATCGCGTTTAAGCCAGTCATCAAGGACATCGAACCAACCTCTCTGTGAAATGGGCGGTGAAAGAGTTGAAGAAGTCATAACCTCCTGTATCGTTTCTCATATTTATCTTAACATTCCTTAACAAAGAAGTCAATGGGTGTTTGTGCTCATCCCCAATAAATGACGCTAAGAGTGAACGCAACGAAAATAATAACTGTGAATATCATCATACCTACACCTGCCCAGATGACCCAGTTAGGCATAGGTTCGTTTTCGGTATTATGAGACATTAGTTTTATTACAAACAACTATTAGCATATTCTATGATTTCTTGTATTGGAAGTTCTTTTACAAAATGCTCTGACCCTCCTATTATACCATCAATCTTTTTTTGATACTGCTTATAAGTATCCAAGATATATCTTTCACACTCAAATACTTTTTTGTGGGACGCTTTCCATTCGCCAAGTTCTTTTACAGTTTCAGTAAAGCGATATTTTATTCCGTGAAAAGACCTACCTATTTTATAAGTTCCGTATATGGTTTCAATAAAATATAAGTAATCTTCTCTATCAGACCATTCCTCCTTAAAACCGAAAAATCCATAACTTTTTGATATACCAACCGTTCCAGCATTCCAAGTTGGTTTCCCAAATGCTGGATTATTTTTACCAAGTTTTGATTTTCTTTTGCAACAAAATGCTTCTCCACCTTTTTCATAGGTGAAAATAAAGTTTCTTATACTCATATTTCTCTGTCCTGTGCAAGGGCATTTAACCACTACATCGGTTGAGCGACGCACAAGTCTTTCAGGAAGGTAGATAAGTTCTAAACCCCGTCTTTCACATTCAGATATTACTAATTCGTGGAGGTCCATAAAGGTTGCTCATAACTTTCCAAAACTATTTATAAAAAAAGGACCCTTTTGGGGTCCCTTAATTATATCATATATTTGGTTTTATATCAACCAATTGCAGGTGCGGTGAGTGCAACAGGAGTTGACTCGGCAGCAGCAAGATCAAGTGGGAAATTGTGCAAATGTGTTATCGTAAAGACTCTTTATTCTTTACTTCTTACTGTCGCCAGTAAGTTCAGACTATCTCTTCATCCTTATGTTTATTAAGGAGTCGGGCATTCGTGGGTAGATTATTGT